TCCTGAATGAAGATTTTGCTTGAAAGTCGTAAGTTCAATTTCAGCTGAAACTATTCCTCTATAACCACAACATATAGATGGAGTATTATTTTTCACCATAGAGCCAGCACTAATAAGAATTGCATCGCACTTAAATAACTCAGGTTTATTTTTTATTAAGTGTGGTAGTGAACGCTGTTCAGCTTCTTCATCACAGTCGATTACAAACGTAATGTTTATTGGAAGCTCTTTTTGTTCTTGTATGACTTGTTCTACAGCAGATATGAAAGAAAATAGCTGTCCCTTACTATCAGAAACACCTCTCGCATAAATTTTTCCATTCTTTATTTTTGGAGAAAAAGGGTCTGTTTTCCATTCTGATATTGGTTCTACTGGTTGCACGTCTGTGTGGCAGTATACGAGTAGATTGAACTTATTCTTATCTCTTTTATATTGAGAGTAAATGATTGGATCAAAGTATTTTTCAGCTATGATTCTTGTTGAAAAACCAATACTATCTAGTTTATTCTTGAGAAATCTGCAAACTCCATTCTCAAATTCTATAGAACAAGAACCTTTACTTTGTAGCTTGCTGATAGATGGGATACTTAAATATTCAAATAGTTCTTTTAATATCTTTTCATTCATCTCGCTTCCACCATATTGTTTTTATGATGCCGTTATTTGTTTCTGTTTTTTGCCAATCATATAAACCATCCATAAAGTCAATACCTTGTTTATACCACGGAATTCCTTGAGCATTAAGGTATCTTTCAGCATTATCAAGCATAATAATACCATTTTTCTTGACTTTTTTATAAGAAGCAATAAGAGAGCGATTTCTGAGTCTTCCATCGATTAAGATGAAATCAAAATATTCATCTTCAAATTCAGATAATGTGTTTGCATATTTTACTTTTGACTGTTCATCTTTCTCATCATATTCAACAAGTCGATAATCTACATTGCTCTCTTTCACTTCTTCGAGTACCTTTAGATACCACTCTTTTTCATTCTCTATTGAAATCGCCTTCTTCACCCTATCAGAAAACCATTTTGTAGAAGAGCCACTTCCGAATTCAGCAATAGTCATCTCTTTTGTGAGATATTTTTCAAGAAAGTAAATTGCTTCTCTTGTTATCCAAGGTTCTGTTGGACCACCAAATTTATCTGGAGTGTGATCTGGCGGTCTAGGAAAGTATATTGACATTTTTGTTCACTCTATTATGATATTATAAGTTTCAGGAGTTGGGCCAGATTCATATGTAATTTTTTTGCTTCTAATAGATGCCCAATTGTCAAATAGTTCTTTACTAAATTTCCAATACGGACTGTCTGTTGTCATGCCGCCCCATTTAAATAGCGCCATTTGAATTCCGCTTGGTAACTCAAGTTTATTTCTTGTAATGTAGATTCTATCACAATATTTCTCTACTTCATTAAGAACGTCAAGAGGTTTATAGAACATGTGGAGTGTACTATCAATAAGGCAAACGTCATATTTTAATAGATTCATTGAAGAAGAATCATTTCTCCTATCAAGTATTATATTTGCATCCCATGGCGTTTTGTCAACATCAAAGTTTATAAGTTTTATGTAAGAACCATCATTTGGTGTCAATTTCTCTCTACCAGCTATTAGCGCTTCTTCATTAATATCAGTTCCAAGATAAAAATACCTTCTGCTGTAATCGAAATACTTATTTAACGAAATAGCCACTCTTCCATTACCACACCCTAGATCAAGAATCTTTATACCTGGAAAATCAGACCAAATTGATGGTGGCAAATTATTACAATAAGTAACGAATTTATTTAGATGAGTTGTTTCTTCAACAATATCATATTTGTGAGCAATGGCAACTTCTTTTGTTGCCCATGGTTTTTCTATTGTCATTATAGTAGTCCTAATACTTTCTTTTTGTTTTCGTCGAGTGAGTCAAACTCATTATCATGGAACAAATAGAACTCTTCGTTTTCTTTATGTGTTCTAATATGAGAATGATTTCTAACAAAGTGTAACTGAAGACGTGGATCTAGATTTGCAATTACGAAATCATCGTTCCATTCAAAGCCACCTGGCAAACCACGATCTGGTCTCTTCCAATATCCTTTTTCCCAAGCTGTCTGTAAAGAGTTTTCTTTAAAGTTGAAGAACTGTGTATATAGCTCTCTTTTTACATAATATGCATTTTCCCAATCGTAATGGATTATTTCATAACCAAATTTTTTCATGAGTTTATCATATAGTGATAGAGAACAGCCAAGAAAATGAGTATTTCCTGACCAAAAATATCCTTCTTTGTATAATAAAGTCCAATTAATACCTGGAGGAAATATTGTGTTACACTCTACACAAAAACTTTGAGCGAGATAACCATTTTCAAGAAGAGTTTTGATGATAAAATAATCATAACCATCGATGTCAATAGAAACAGCATCTATGTCTTTTGGTACATTATTTTTTTCGAGATGATTTATTATGTTATTTGGTGTAACAAGATCATTAACTTTGATTAAGTCATTTCTTGGAAAATTATTGCATAACTTGTTGTATTTATTCTTATCTGCTTCAAAAAATATTCCACTAAACTTCATATCATTATTTATTCCAAAAGTTGGATCGAAACTTATACCGTCACTACAACCTACGTCGATAAAAAACTTATGTTTTGGTTTAACTCTTGAGAATATCAGAGAATTAAAAACATTTGTTTTAACTGGAACTAGTTGTACCATTTTTCCTCCAAAGATTTCCTTCACTCATTTTTGGTTCTGACTGCAATTCAAAACCATGACTCTTAATTATTTTTTTGTAGTCCCATTTGTCTTCAACGTTATGACATGGGTCACTTGCTTGGTTTTCTAGAAAATAACTACCTTCCCATAAATACCCATTTATTCTTATTGACTTACAAATCTTGTTGAGATATTTTGGATAATCTTCTATGTGCTCAAGTACATCGAGAGCGACAACGATATCAAAAAGACCAAGTAGACGTATAAATTCATCATCAGGTTCATTGAATAGCCAATCTCCAACTGTTCGAATTGATAGATTCTTTTTATAGCATCTAAAGTTAAAGAAATCTTTTTGTATTACTGAAAGTTCATTATAAGAAACATTCATTTTGCTTCGAAACTTATCTTTCGCAGCAATTGATAGAGAGCCGCAACCTCCACCAAATTCAAAGAATGATATTTCGTCTTGACATACATAATCAACTAGTTTTGTAATATCATCAATATATGTTCCGTGTTTCGCATTTCCGAATATAAAATATGAAGAAGCGAGATTATAGAAGTCATTATAAGGAAGCTTTTTCTCAACAAATTCTCTCTTATAACAATATGGTTGTCTATTCATAACAAGGTTTCTAACTACATCAGTTGGAATTTTTGTATATTCAGAGAGATCTTTAATTATTTCTTCGAGAGACTGATCGATATATGTATATGACGTCATTAAAAATCCTTTATTGGTATTCTATCATTCCATGCTTTCTTTGTTACAACTATTTCTCTCGAAAGATATGCTTTACTTCTTTCGTGCTTCCTCTTCGGATCTTTTGCGAGCACTTCAACAATAAACCTTGTGTCTCTATTTATTTTAAGTGTCTTAATGAATTTTTTAAGAACATCGAGTGAACAATAAACATGAAAACCAGATTTATACCATCTTTTTCCAGAACCGTCTCGGACAAGTTTTCTTTCAGCAATTAAGTTAGTATTCAATTCAACAGTGCGAGAACCATTTATTCCATAAAACATGAAGTATGGTTGACTGTTTTTTAACTCAAAAACTTTATATACTTTTTTCAACATCTATAATTCTACCATGCTCTTTATTACTGTATTATCTTCTTTAGTCATCCAAATATTTCTCTTATGACATTTTATTTCTTTGTCGCCAACCATCAATTTTTTATTATATTCATCAATGTGTTCAATGAACGTCGCTTTTTCATTACGATACCAACAATACCAACAAGCATCTCCGCTCTTAAGCTTCTCTATTTCTGCATATCTATCATATACATTTTCATTCAATTTGAAGTTATAAGTTTTTTCATATTCTTCGCATGTAAAACCAAGTTTTTTAATGTTCTCTTCGCGCTGTTTTTTGTAACAATCTTCGCAAAGCGTTTTAATCCAGCCGCTTGTTGTGTGTCCAACATTCTTTGTAGTTCCGCAATCTTCACAAATTTCATTAGATAAAGATTCAGCGAAATCAACGAGTGACCTTATGTGATCATCTCCACCATTATAATAGAAACGGAGTCCACCGAATTTCTCTTTCACCTGAACAGCCACAACTTGAGGGATTATCTCATAATCTTTATACTGTTCATATTTGCCCTTATATTGCATACAGTCATCGTTGTGGTTATCAATGTGATTTTGAATACTAAAACAAAGATTGTCGATTAGCCAATACCAACCGTCGCCAATGGAAAAACCCCAACACATGCATGTAGTATTTATTGGAGCATTTCGATCTTGAAAGATTTTCGGGTATCTCTTACAAAGAAGCTCATCTAGTTCTTTACGCATTTTTTAGAAACTCCTTATAAAGCGAAACCGTCTTTTTTGCGATTGCTTTAAATACATCTTTACTACCAACAACGATTTCTCCACTCGCTTCTCTCATAATATCTTCGATCATTGCGTCAATTATTATTCTCATTTTCTCCATTGAGTGCTCTTGAATCTTATCTAGAACGTGAGTTAGTCGATTATGTGTACACCATTCATCAGCGATTTCATTTGCTTTTTCAAGTATCTTCCATTGTTCTGGATCAACAATTTTTCTTGTTGTCGTTGTTTCTTTGAATTTATCACTCTTATGTTTCGCAATTATTCGTCCACCATTTTCTCCCTGATGAACAAATTCAACGATTGGCCTCAAAACAACTCCCTCTCTTAAGTGACCGTCACCCATTCCATTTCGAACTGCTTGAACAGAAAATGCGTCTCGCTGTTTATCAATTTCCTCGACAGTTGCCGGAATTCGAACGTAATGGACAAACTCGATACCAAAAGCATTACAAAACTTTTCAGCTCTTGGAACATCAAGCCAGATATTGCCAATCTTCACATCGAAACCAATGAATTTCGTATTTGGTCCATATGTATGCGACATTCCCTGTTGTCTTCCACCATATGCTTCTCCAAATACTGTTATGCTGTTTTGACTATTACGTTCTTCAGCTCTCTTAATGAACTTCTCTTCTAGTTCTTTTTGATTGAAAAGTGAGATGAACTTATAGTAATCTTCACCACCAGAAAAGAAAATGAGTTTTTGATCTTTTTGTGACCATTTTATATGCGCAGATGTTCCATGAATCTTTTCTAAGGCATAGCATTCTTTAAAGAGAAATATCGTTTGATTTTTGTAAACATTCTCAATGTGTTGATAGCCCACTTTTAGACTCCTTCAACACATATATTCTTTTTGAAAAAGTCAACTAGTTCTTTATAATCTGGTTTCAAAAAATTAATTTCAACTTTAAATTCTAAGTGACAACGAATACATCTAAATGTTCGCTTCGAAGTCGGGTACCCCGGGTACCCTTCACCAATATAACGAACTATATGATTTTCAATATCAAAAGTTTGAGCCATTTTTCTTTCTTTTCAATAATAGAGAATATTCAAATTTCCATTCCTAATTTTTTCGCAAGAGAATAAATTTCTGACGGGTGTGTTCCACGATATTCCATAGTTCTTCCAGAGCCACCGAGAGGATATATTCCATAAGCCTCAACTTCTTCTTTGTGTGTTAGCCATTTCATGAAAATATTCTCATACCATTGAGGAATTTCATAGTATTGACTCTTTATAAGGTTTTGTTTTGGGAGGAGATCACTGTAATGATAAGTAAAAATGTCTCTCGGAAGAAGATGGGCTGGTCCCCAGGCGAGTGTTTGTGAATTTCCATTTGAGAGAGAAACAGTTGGCGGGCGATGAGTTGTCCACTTCGATACTCCGAGTTCCCATTTCAACAATCGCCAACCTGCTTCTCCCCAATCACATTTGAATGTTCCTTTATTCTCCCATCCGTAAATCGTGTGAAGATTGTGCCAGAAGTTTCGCCATGGAAAACAAAAACCTGTTATTTGGGGATATTCATTTATGATATCAAAGATCTTCACCATATCTTCATCTTTATAGAACTCGTCACAATCTACTTCAAATACCCAGGGAGAAGAAATGAGATCATTCGTTTTTGAGAACATCTCGTCTTTGCCGCCAGCCCAGAATCCATCTTTCTCAATTATCGTGATTTTCTTATCCGGATCTGGAAACGAATGAATGATCTCTCTTGTGTTGTCAGTAGAATGACCGTCTTCAGTGAAAAACTCTTTCGAAACATGATCGCGAGTTCTATTGTCGGCACCTTCTATGAGGAAAATTTTATGAGCATATTTGTAATACTGAGAGATACAATGTGAAATGAAGGGTTCTCCGTTGAGAACGATCGTTATGAAGTCTAAGGTTGGTTCTGTCATATAATATCTCCACTATCTACATTCTTTGATCGTGACTGTCCCTTCCATTACATCCCATGAGCTAGATTCAGAAAAAGTATATGTTTCTAGTATATCATCCGCTCGAAGCGGTCTGGTTAGAATCCACAAATTGTCTTTCTTCCACGTCACATTGACGATCTTTTTGCCACACGGGAAGTCGCCAATGGTAGCGTCACCTCCACAACTAAAAGCACACATTTGTTGTGTACAAGCCATACCAAGAAACAACAAGACTAGAACGATTAATCTTTGTATTGACATGCTACCAGCTCCTTTTTCTTGCGTCAATTATAAGATCCATCCAACATTTTTCACAATGAATTCCCAATTTTAGTCCATTATTAGTTCTTTCAATGCCTTGTTCTTTATGACATGTTTGGCAGATTTTGTTATCGCGTTCCCACTTTAGTTCTTCTTCTTTGGAATCATACCAACCTTTCACATAATATTCTGACGTCACAATATCTTCAGGAATGTCTTCTACAGTGAATGTCTTTAGAAGTTCTCTTTCTTCATCTGTAAGTTCTTTGAGTAGTTCGCCAGGAATTCCACTTGTGTCTGGTTTATATCTTCTATCTCTTATGCAAGATTCTGCTAATGAAAACTTTTTTGATTTTTTATATGCGAGGTGCACTAGCTTCTTAAAAATCTCTCTAATCTCTTTATCGCGCTCTGTTAAAATCTTATACTTCATTTTTGGACAACTGGTGGCGTGATAGTATATCCTTCTGTTCGAAGTTTATTAATCCAATGCTTTTTCTGTGCCTCTTGTTGCTCACGTTCTTCGAGCTCTTTCCTCTTCTTTTCATCAATCGAGATTTCATAGAGTCGTTTCGCTTCTTCTTTTATTTTATCATCAACAATTACAGGTTGATAGGCAACGAACAACTTCACGTCGCAAACTTGTTGTTCTCGTTCGTCGTGGTGCAAATTTTTACAATTTTTTATATGTTCTTGATATCTTACTTCTGATATGTAATCATTAACAAGTTTATTTCTTGCTGTTTCTAAAACTGCACTAAATGACATAACATCGTCATTATTTCCAGGACTCCAAGCCCAATCAGTTTCTGTTTTATAGACACCAAAATCATCTTTCTCTTTATATACAGCAATGAATGATGATTCTTCTTCAAGTTGTTCAATAAGTTTTTTTAAATCGTCAGCAACATCTCGGGAACGGGTGGATGGGAATTCAACTGATTCAATGATTCTTTCAATTTCTTCTTTGATGAACATATTAGTCTACCCACACGTATCCCTGTTCTGGAACAGAACCTAAACGATCAGAATCTTTGATGTCTTTTTTAAATATCACTAAAACATCTTCTTGTTTAATATAATCATCACAAGTAATATATTTTTTTAAAGTCGAACCATAAGAATTTTTTTCAATTTCATAACCTTTTGGTGGGCCTTCTCCTTCTTCAAGATAATAATGCTTATTGAACTCATCGTTATCGACTTTCACATATAAACCTTTTTCATCTCTTGGTGTTTGAATATTTTTACAACCTCTATGAAAACCACTTATTTGAGTGAACCATTTTGATTCACTAATTGAATAATCCTCACCACAGCAAGTACAAGTTACTCTATCTGGGTTATGACCAAAGCGGTTATAAAAGATAATTTTCGCTTCTTCTATTGGTGCTTCAATATAAATAAAGTGCCATTTTTCTTTAAGAGGTCCACCAGAATGCATGTCCCAAAACTGGGTCCATGTTGATTTTTTTGCAAACCACTTGTTTGGTTTTTTTGATGCTTTCTTTTTTGAGACTTTTTTAACTTTAATTGTTTTCAGCCACTTCTTATCTTTATTACTCTCTTTGATTGCATCTTTTGGTGTTATTGCTTTTTTCATGTTGTTACCTCACACTCAAAACTTATTTATAGTCGATATTATTTTCTTTAAAATGACAATATCCACTTTCTTGATAATCTTTTTCGTTATTACGGCTCCAAAATGGACAGGCAACTTGCTTTCCATTTATCCATTCGTAGCAATATGGCCCATGAGGAATAAGACTTTTATCTTTCTCTTTCGGACTTATCACTCTGTCAATCCTTCATTCCTCTTCGCTGGAATTTTGAATTTATTAATAAGTTCCATTGTGCACATCTCACAAAGATCAAATGAATAAGAAACAGTATCTCCTATTACTTTAGAGCCGAAACCACCTTCAACATACCCTTTAATGAGACCATCGATGCCGAGAATTTTATCATCATCTTTCCATGTTACGCAACTATGTCCACACATGTTGCAAATGACATCTACGAGTTCTTCATGTTCTTCTTCAGCTTTTATTGTTTTTGTCTTAATCATCTTCCTTAATCTCAATTGTTTCTTTTATTTCTTTTGCGGCTTCTTTTGGAATAATAAACTCATGTGATATTCCATAGTGTGTTGTGAATAAGTATCTTATGCCTCTCAATAATCTTTTGAAAAATGAAACATTTCTATTGAGAGTCACATAAGTTGTCGTTTCAATTGGCCAGTATTGTTTTCCTTTAGGTAAATCTACCTCAAATGTAAGAGTTAGCAAGTCACCAGGATAATTTATAGAAATTGACTTGTATTCTTGTTCTTCTTTTCGTTCTTTTTGATACTGAATAACAGTTATGAAATCTATTCCTTCGCTCTTTGATATTTCACATTCACACCAATCTGGTGTTTTGAACTTCGACTCAATTATTTTATTTAGTTCATCAATCAGTTCTTTTTGGTGATTATATTCACCAATTTGTGTGAAAAAAGATATTCCGCTATGAAAATCATACTTGCTTGGTTTCTTCAGTAAGAACTTAAAGAACCTACCGAGTCTTCCACTAAATCTCCGGTCCGAAAGTATCAAGTCACAATATATTACAGACTCGTCATCGAATGTACCAAAGGACATTACATGCTCAATTGCATGACATTCACAATCAAAATATTTATGTTTCATCTTCTGTTAGCTCAACGAATGAATCGATATGAAGACCAATTTCAAACTGCTTATCAACTAAAAACAGCCCATGGCCGGGCATATTTTTGATTTCTCCAATATAGAGAATTTGAAATGGTTTATCGAGACCCCAATACTCATTTCCTTCAAGAGGTTTAACAAATGTCATTGGTCTTGGCAGCTTATATTTCTTAGGTCTTTTATTAGTCATTTCATTTTTGACCCACTAAAACATTGTCTTTTCGAACTCTTCTGCTAGTTCTACGGTTCTTAATATTTTTTCTTCGCTATTCCATGGTTTTGGTTCAATTTTGTTTTTCAAATCTATTTTTATTCCCAATTGAAGTTCTTCAAAAGCACCCATTAACTTTGTTAACAATATAATGCATCTATGTGATACTAATTGATATTCTGGTGTCGATGACTCACTGTTTCTTTGTTGAAGATCTGTAATTTCTTGTAGAATTCTATCATATGACTCTTGTAGAGACTTAAAGAAAACGTTTGATAACACACATTCGACAAATATACGTTCATCTATATCAATATTATTAACTTTTAGCCTCTTGATTTCTTGTTCAATAAGTAAAAGTTCATCATCAATGTTTTTTATCACGTTGTTACCACCTTTATTATTTCTTCTGCTCTATTGACATACATATGATTTGCTTTCACATAAGACCATAAGGCGATTCGTTGTCTATTTCTTTCTGTTTCATTTGAAAGATAGAACTTAACTTTATTTTCGAGATCATCCTTAGAGCTGTATGTAACGACATGATTATTGAGAAGATCTGTTGTATCTTTTGTTCTATTCGTGAGAAGAAAACCTTTGCACCCTATAATTTCGAATACTTTTCCATTTATTCCATTAGTGAGTGACCAATTGAGATTTATCTTACTCCTTGAAATCATCTTGTAATAATCATCACCGAACACATCACTTATCCACTGAGTCTGCTTCGGAAATAGTTCTTCTCTTTCTTTATACTTACTTCCAATAAACGAAACGCCGATATCTTTTTCGCATTCAATTTCTTTATTGATTGGTGATGCTGCATATGGTAAATAGTGATGCTTTTTTCCAGTAGTATATTCCATGTATTCTACGAGTTCAGAGTCGATAACAAACACACCAGCAATATCAGTATTTTGAACGAAGTTTACAACATGGTGACCGAATAAGTGTGTGTGATAATCAATCGCCCAAATATATTTCGGAATATCAATTGAGTTCCAATTCCACCAAGACCAATCGCTCCAATAATTTTCAGTTATTATACAAAAGTCTCGATCCTTCGATAAATCAAAAATTTTTGTTTCGTCATTTTCATAACCCTTACCAGCAATAATAACGTCATGACCAAGAGTTTTGAATGCTTGATAAAGCTGTTCTCCCTCTTTTTCTTGCCAACCTTTGTGTTGAAGTTTTCTATCGACAACTAATATCTTGATAATACACCGTCCTATCTATGATTCACAAATCACCATTGTGATTAATTGGTTGGGCAACTGTTTTAAGATTGTTACCTTTAAGTGATGAGCACATTTTTTCAAAACTATCTACAACTTTGATTTTGTGTTTTTCATTAATGATATTAAGAAGACTTATGAGCAATTGAGCATCGAATGCATTTTCAATAATCTTGTTATTTACTTTTTGCTGCTTATTTTTTTTCGATTTATTGTATTCAACAACTTTTAATTCAATATTTTTTGTTGTTAGAGCTATTGTTGTTGAAGCTTCTTTATATGAAAAGAAACTCTCTTGAATTTGTATAGTTTTACTTATTTCTATTAACTGAAAATGCTCTCCAATAATACACTCATATCCTCTATTTGTTTCAATCCATTCAACTCTATCCTCGTTTGTTGCATTAATTAATAGAGTCAAAAATTCATTTATCTGTTCTTTTGTTAAAAGTTGTCCGTCCATTTATTTCTCCCTCCCCTTTTACCAATTTAGTTGCATAAAATAATCAGCGAACAAATGAAGCCCTCTATCAATTTTATTGAATTTTTCTTCAATTTCTCCACTCCATTCATCTTTCTTAATTAATTCAAAAGCTTCAATTATTTGATCAAGAATCTTGTTCCACAATTCTTCTGTCATTGACTCTACGCTATGTGCAACATTACATGGAATTGCGCAACTAATTTCTTTGAATCTCTTGAGTCTTGGAAGAACAAATGATACGATCACTTGATCAAGCCACCAAGTTTCTGAATCATCGAAGCCGCGTGTTATTCTCTGTTTTTTAAATTCTTCAGATCTCTTTTTTAGTTTAGTGTCTTGTCGAATACTTCGCTTATCAACAATGTCCATAAGAGTGAAGCAAATATTCTTATGGCAGAACAGTTCTTCTGGATCGATTTTTTGCTTTTTATTTTTGTTAGTAGTCTTCATCTTCTTCGCACTTTTCTATGGTTATTCCGTTAAGATCATTTACGGCACAAACTTGAACTCTATTACAATAATTGAGTAATAACCCTAAATATCGATCGAGCATATTCTGTTTTTCGAATATCTCTCTTGGACAATTAATTTCGCTTGTAGCTACAATTTCTTTTGCATGTTGTTCATTTTCAGCTTCTAATAATCCAATTGTAAATTCACTTTTTCTTTGTTTCAGCCACAAGAACAACATTTTATTTTTTTCCAATGAAACACAAACATCCATAATGAGCTTGTGGCGCTCTTGATTCAACAATTTTACTTAACAATGGTTCATACGACTGAAGTTGTTCATTGCAATATTCTTCATTAATTCTTATTGGGTGTCCCTGATCTTGATCTTCTTTTGGACTTGGATCTTTTCTTTTTTCCCAGTCTGTGAGATCTTGACCGAGAATAAATAATCCACCGCTTTTTAGAACTCTATAAATTTCTTTGAAGCATTTGTCAACATTCTCAACGTGATCTAGAACATTAATGCAAACAAGAAGATCGAATGCATCGTTGTCAAATTTTAGTTTTTCTAGCCGACTATCGTCAAGAGTAATGATTCTATTCTCAGAATGATTTTTAGAATAAGCATAACTATTCTCTTTTACCCAACAAGTTGGAAGTTTCAGATATGATAGAATAAGAGGGTCTGAAAGATAGAGACGAAGTTCATTCTTATATTGAAGAACTGACTCAATAAGGCGCATATTTGTGAAAGGACCACAACCAACTTCTATTGCTCTTATATCATCTGGCAAATTTTCTTCGAGTATCTCATAACCATCAAATTGATTTTTCCACCAATTGTTCCAGTCGTCTTGTAGAGTCCATGCGTCTTGCCAACACTTTTCTTCAAATTCCTGTGCTTCAATCCATCGTTTATGGTCAACATAAGTTATCTGTCCGTTTTCTATATACTTTGAATCATCCCATTCGTTTTTATCGTTCATTTTGCTTTGCTCTTTTCATTTTTTCTAATAATATCTTCGCCTTTTATTGCCCAACCAAGAGCGAGACCAACACTTAGACCAATTAGAAACGAAGCGGTGAACATTTTAAAATGCCTCCATAACCGTTTTGTCTGCCCAATTAATAACTTTTCTTAGACGTTCATTAAATAACTTATAAGCGTTCTCATACGATAGCCATGCGAATCTATCATGTTCTGGCTTTCCAAGTTCTGGATTTATTTTTAATTCTACATCAAGCGAGTCTTCATATGAAACATAACACAAATAGTATCTTGCTATTTTCTTTTGTTTGCCATATGGTTCTGTTTCAGTAAAAAGTTTATTTCCATTCTTTATAACGAACGCAATATGTTTTAAAGATGTCTCTTCTTCTATTTCTCTCTTTGCTGTTTCAACAAAATTTTTATCATTGAAGTCAACAACACCCTTTGGAAAATCCCAATTTGCATAAGCTTTGAGTAGTAAATATTCTATATCTTTACCACTTTTTCTAAAGATGACAGCTCCACATGAACGTATCATTTAAGCTCCAAATAAGATAAGTTTTCTTCGAAGTTGTCAATCATTTTGTTCCATGAAAAATCTTCCATTACAGCTATTCTTCCAGGAACAGCACGACATTCATACCACATGTTATCTGTTTCTGTTTTACTTTCAAGATATTTAGTGGTTACATACTTCATAACTCTGTATGTGTTTTCGATGTCATTTGGGTTTATGAAAAAACCATTACTTCCATCTATTATGTAATCGTTTGTTCCAAAGTGTGTTACAAGAGGAACTGTTTCGCAAGCCATAGCTTCGAGAGGGGGAAGAGGAAGACCTGCAAGAAGCGATGGGTCTACAAAGAAATGAGCTCTTCCATAAGCTTTATGCATTTCTTCTTGTGGAATATTTGAAAACATAGAAAGTTCAACTTTGTCTCCAAAATCCTTCTTTAGTCTCTCAAAGGCTTCGACTCCTATTTTTACTCCTCTTAATGGTTCTGGTCTGTTAAGCATACAAAAACGTACTTTGTCGCTTTTTATTTTTTCTCTGTATATATCTGGATCGACTTTAAATATTTTGAGATCGACGCCGCCTCTAACTAGTTTTGGCAATACTTTTTGTTTGAATATGAGTTCAAGAAAAATCTTTACATAATGACTTGTTGCAATAAAGTTAATGTTACTCAGTTTATATGATTCAATTGCTTGTTTTAACCAAGCTGTTCCATTATGTTCAAATCCACCCTCAAATGTATGAACCCAGTGTATTCTATGTTTTGCCTTCATACACTGAGAAACTCTCTTAGCTGTAGGAGAATATGGACTGATTAATATTCCATCATACTTTTCTACTTCAGAAGATGGATAAACAGAAAAATCAGACTTTAACCATGTTGAATCAAATGGTGGATAGTCGACAAAAGCGCAAACATCATATCCGCGTTCTTTAAGGAGGTTTAGGAAATAAATTATGCATCGTATTCCGCCACTCTGAATTGGACCAAGAGCTTCAGTATATATCGCTACTTTTTCTTTCATTTTGAATACTTCTGTCTTATAAAGTTGCTCTCTATTATGTTGACTTGACTAGCGCCACTTTCTGTAGTAGACGTTCCACTCTTGTTAAAGAGATAGAGACCCAATTTTTTGTTAAGCTTCTTTAGATTCGCTCCAACTAATGTCATTCGAATCCACATATCCCAATCTGCTGCACTTTTAAATTGCTCATTAAATAAGCCTGTTTTGAATAAAATGCTCTTCTTGAACATAGGATAATGACCACAGAAGCACATCTTTTTTAGAAGTTCTTTGTCATATTGAGGCCAAACGAGCTCACCAGTCTTTGTGTGTTTATCAAAAGTTTCATTCTCAATTTCAGTCACAAACGAATCTGAATAAACAAGATCAACATTTTCTTTTTCAAGAAACTCTTTCAGTTCATAAATAGCAGTTTCAGAGAAGCGATCGTCTGCATTCATATTAACAACTAAGTTCGCACTACACTTTGATAACGCTCTGTTCCAACCTTTGTAAATTCCTATTTTCGACTTCGATTCGAATAATCTTATTACATCCTGTTTTTTATTTGAATCAATAAAGTTTTTTATTTCATTTACAGTTCCATCAGTTGATCCACCATCATAAATAACAACTTCATAACTTACATCTTTGAATGAAGAAACATTTTCGAGATATCCTTTTATGTATTTCTCTGAATTGAAAGTAGTACAAAAAACTGAGACATCTTTCTTTTGTTTATTGAGTTCACTTAAAATATTGTTCTTAGCACAACTTATTATTGTGTCTATGTCTACTTCTTTATCATTCCACCATTTTTCCCACGTGTAACCAACTAGTTTATTCGTTATGACTCTTTTTCCAAGAACTTTAGCTTCAAAAGCAAGTCGAGAAGCTGATTCTGCAAGAATTGGGAAAAATATTATTCCCTCACTATTGCTAAGTGTTTCAATATAATCTTTCCACTTTAGACCTGAAATCAAAATATATTTTAAGTTGTTTTTCTCGGCATAATCGATCGCTCCCTGAGTATTTTTATGAGGATATGGAGATGAGAAGATTATAAATGAACCGCTTGATTTATTTTTCTTACATTGTTTCAGCCAATTTATTTCTTCTTCACACCATAAATTTGAACCAACATTGATAGTATTACAATATACATTTTGATCAATGATATTCTTATGGAACTCTGTTTGACAAAATACAGCTTTCGCAAAAGTATAAAGCATATGAACTTTTGAGTTGTAATCGAAGCAGTTACAAACTAGTTGCTTGTTATGACGAAACGGATTTCTATAAACACAATACTTGTGATCATGTTCCATCAAGAAATACTCTATTTGATTTTCGATGAGTGAGTCTATGAATGTTGGAGATAATTGAGTGAAGTTCGATATGATATAAGTGTGATCTTTATTAGGAGTTTTTGCGTTTATACACTTGATTTTTTGAACGTCGAATTGAGAAGAGAGAAACTCAATTATAGCTTTATCACAAAGCTCAGCGCCGCCCGTCGGTATTTCGTCAGCAAAGAAGTCAGAAACATAGATTAGTTTCTTCATAAGCCGTGATCATTTCACAACTTCTTCAAGATTTGTTTCTCCAAAGATTGAATCAACAATTTCATTTTTCTTTTCTATATCGACATCAGACATAAAGTTGTATTTATTAAAAACGTCAAAGTATTTATTTTCAACTGACTTTATATTAAGTTCTTCACGGACCTTAATTCCGAGATCTTCGGCCCATCCTTTTGGAATCGACCAGTTATCATAAATTTTTAGCATATGTCTTTTTGTTTCGCTTAGATCGACGTTTGCCCAACGAGAACCTGGTTGGAAAAGATCATTTTGGAAAGTTATCTCTTTGAGTTCATAAGGTAGTTTTATCCAGCGACCGAGATTGAGAAAATCAAGATGACCGCTCCAATTTGTAGCCATGATCGGTAGATTGCATGCTGCAGCTTCGAGAAGTGGAAGTCCGTACCCTTCACCCTTAGTTAGAGATACGAAACACTTAACTCTTGAATCTTTATATAGACGAGCGAGTTCTTGTTCAGATAAAAATCCATGAATGAGATAAACTCTCGGAAATTCTGGAAAATCTTTTATGATGGACTTGATCTTCTTAAGTGTATAGTCTTCATCAATGAGCGAACCTGTAATTGAGTTTATTCTTAAGATCAAACCAATGTTTTCTTTGTCTTTGTGATCACTAAAAGCTTCCTTAAAAGTCTTTATCAAGAGAGCAATGTTTTTTCTATCAATGTCACCGATTCCCCATTGACCTACCGTTAAGAAGTTGAATTTTGTTGTGATTTGTGGAATGTCAAGATCTTCTGTTTCTTTCTCGTTAAAAATAGAAGTGTCAACAGATTCTGGAACAACTTCTATTGGAGTATTTAGCCTCAACATTGAACCTTCTGGTGTCTGATACATAGTTCTCTCAAAACCCTGTTTAGCAAATTCAGATGGAACTATTACTAGGTTCATCTCATTACATTTTATTAACCATTCAGGTTTTACTCTGTCGACTTCAATACCAGCTGTTATTCCAATATTAACTGGAACCATAGCTTTCCATTCATTAGGAACTGTCACTTGAACAGAAAAATCAGGATTTATCTTTGACTGTTGCCAAATATATAGTTTTCGAATTGATTCAATAATAAATTGTTTCTCTGGTGTATCGTCAATAATAAATGAGTTCTCACCCCACCTTAAAGCTTGAGACGCTGTATCAAACTTTTGAGATAGAGCATATAAAATTTGCCGCGAATGAACTCCGTAACCACATTGAGCAAGGACTTCTGCACTTAACAGGCACCGTTTCATGTTATTTCTCCTTTAATCTTTCTTTGATGTCTTTTACTGTTAAATCAACAAACGAGCCATTTCGTTCTTTTTTAGTTTGAAATGACGGAGTCAAATTATTTTTTCTAGCATATTCAAAAAGAGATTCAGCTTTATCAAGTGCATTTTTGTCTATTATTCCTTTTATCTCTAAAAGACATTTTTCTCCATTAGTTTTTTCTACTAAGAAATCAACTATAAAATGACAGTTTTTGTTCTTTTGTGAATTAAAATACTTTATTATAACTTCGTTTTTTAACCAGCTTTTTACTAATTGATCATTATCAAGTTCTATAAATTTTTCTAACTCCCAACTTGATTGATAATATATTTTTTTTTCATTTTTATGAGAGTAATAATATCCTTTTTTACAGCTTATGAAAGAATTTTCTTGAGAATGTTCACATATTCTCTTTTTTATCTCTTTTACTTCACTCTCATTCTTTTTAGACCAATGTGTATATTTTCCAGTTTTGTAGCCATCTTTTAAAGTTTTGGATGTTTTTGTTTTTATACTTTCACGATCAAGTTCGGGGTGGTTTGACCAAGAACAAGCTTTATTTCCTTTGTTTATTCCTAGGTGACTTTTCGATTCTTTTTCTCTAAATTCTTTAGTTCTATTTACAACTTTTGGTGAGCAGCCTCTTGCGAAAGATAAAAAATCATGATTATGAAAATTTGTTTCTTTACCACAACCACATTTACATTTTGGTCGCTTGTCGTCATAGAAATAGTGTAATATATATTTTTCTAAAGAGTTGTAAATATGATTGTCAGAACGCCGTAAATGGTGACCAAGACTTACATAGCTAGAGCATTTTTTTCCACATTCTTTACAAATAATAATCATATCTTCGTCTTTAGTTATAGAACATGAACTCTCCAGTTTTCAAAATGATGATATTTTTCTTTATAGTTCGTTATTACGTCTGTAAACGTTTCATCCCATGTCTTAATCATATTTTCTACACCAAAGTTTTTCATCGAATGCTCTCTTGCGAGGAGGCCTCTTCTCTTTCTCTCTTCTCTATTTGTTGTTCGATAAAGATGCTCAAGAGTGTCTACTATTGTTTCAATATTTACTCTCTCTTCTTTAATATATGCAATTTGCTGTGAACCAACTAGAGTTGTATTATCTGGTCCGATTAACCAACCCCATTTGTCTTTTTCTTCAACCGTTTCATCTATTTGATCTTGCAGTCCCCCAGTTTTATTCGCAATAACACAAGTTCCTGCAGTCATCGACTCGAGATTTGAAAGCCCAAAACCTTCTGCATATGCTATATTTAGTGTGACATCTGAAATATTATAAAGCACATTCATTCTATCGGGTGGAACTCTTTCAGATGAGAAACTAACAAAATCTTTAGCGTTCATCATTTCAATGTTATCAATGAGGTTTGGTCCTTCTTGATCAAATGGGTTTGTGTGCATGAGCAAGACAGCATCATTATTTATTCTCTTGTTTAGTTCAGAAACAGCGAAAATTACATCTGAAGGATTTTTGCGTCTTGCATTTCTATTGTTCCAGAATATTACGAATTTATCTTTCTTGTCTTTTAGAATTTGCTCTCTTTGTTTTTCGCACTCTTCTTTGTCAAGTTGTTTGAAAATATTGTGATCAATAGCGTGCGGAACATAACTCGAACACTTCTCATGATTAAGAGATTTCATTATGTGATGAGTTAGTTTTGAAATACAACAAGTATAAGTTGTACTTCTATAAAAGTTATCATTGAATCTTGGAACTGGAAGATTATCCCATACGTGCCAATATAAGATTGGACATCTAGGAAGAATCTCGTCAGCCATTTCCCAGACCCAAACGAAGAACCTTGGATCAGTGAACAACATTACTGCATCTGGTTTTTCAGTATCGAGAATTGAACGAAGAAACATCTTATCGCCAAAACCGTCCTTGGGAAAAATTATGAAATCGTCACCATATGGTTCAACTTTTATCGGATTATAACTTGGGTGCTTAATTGCTCCACCAATTTCTCGAAATGTATATTTTCCTGTTTTGAGAAGTCCTTCAGTGAGAATTTTAGCCTGTGTACCGACACCACTCGGTACCAGACTTATATCGTGTATTTTTACGATCTTAAACTTTTTGCTCATTATTACTCCTTAACAAGTTTTTTAAGAGAATACATTTCTCTAAATACTTCTTTCTGTTTTGATAACTTAGACTTGCGAAAAGAGGAATATCATCTATTATTACAAAACTATTTTCAAACTTTGTAATAAATAAATATGTTGCATTACTATTTTGTTCTTTTACAGCTTTTTCTTTTTCTATAATTTCTTTACTGTTTTCATCATCAATTCGTCCTTTTATTTCAACTATGAATGGCTGATCGTTTATTTCAAATAATATGTCGGGATAATATTTTTTATTATTAGAATATTTTATAGACCCTTGATATCTTGACCACTTTAAGTTGTCTGTTTGATCTAATAATAAAAATACTTCTTTTTCCCAAGACGACTGATAATGATATTTAGTACCAGATTTTTTAGAAGTATACCAACCATTTTTGTACCCGTGTGTTAAGAATATTTTATTGTCGTAAAGTCCTCTCTTCCAGTTATAAGATACTTTCTTACCTATTTTAGTCTTTGTTTCTTCTGTTTGTTTTCTTCCTGGTCTTCCTTTTAAAGCTCTGCTTATATTTCTTCCTCTTCTGTTAACAGTTTCATCACTTTCTTTTGTTTTTCCTCGACCATTATGACCAGTTCTATAATCTCTATATTTGTGTTTAGTATTATCCCACAATACATCTTGTCCACAACCGCATTTACATTTTGGAACAGTTTTATTAAAAACGTATTCAGTTATATAGTCTTTTGTTTTTATTTTATGAATTTTTCCTAGATGATTTGCTAAACCAGCATATGTATTAAAACTTTTGACTATGCTTGTTTTTTTGCACTCTTCACATAAATAAACACCATTTATCATTAATGATTCAATATTCATCTTTGATTACTATAAACTATTTTTTCAAGAAAGAAACAACAAAAAGCTAAAAAGATTTCTCTCCAACACAATGATCTGTGTTGTTAAACTCACACCACTTACAAACATATTTATTGAAAGACTTCAAGAATTTTTGCTTCTCTATGCAATTGATTGAATAGTTCATGTTGTTGACACATCTCTGTATAGCTATTGGTCCTGAAGAAACAGGAAACAACTCTATGTGTTCGTTTTCTCTTGCTTTTTTCTTCAATATCAGAAATGCCGTTGATACATCTCTTATTTTTTCGAAGTTGTACTTTTTTGTCCAGAAAACTTTATATAGAATAGGTTGAGATAATATTGCGATGTTACCCTTTTTATCTATTTTCCAAGCACTTTTAGCAGTTTTTATGTCCCAAATTTTTATTTTGTTTTCAACTCTGAATATCAAGTCAAGTCTACCAGAAAAAACCCATCTTGGGTTTATTGTTTCAACAAGTTTTTCTTCAACTGCAACATCTTCAACTTCTTTTAAATCAACGAGTTCAGAAATATCAAAGTTATCAAAGATCGAATGAGCATCGAGAACAAGCTCATCTATTTTATCAAAGTCTTTCTTTTTAAGATTATCTTTTTCTTTTTCTATATAATCTGAAAATAGTTTATAGAACTCTTGTACTCTTTCTATGTTTTTGTCTATAAATGCATTTTGAATTGCTTCGTGAGCAGCTTTACCAAAGAGAAAATCGATATTTGTTTCGAATTTAGAGAGCCTATCAACATAAATTAGTTTCCATTTATGAGGACATTCTTCGAAAGTTATTATTTCAGACGGTGAAATTGATCGTCTTTTTGCTATATCTGTAAGTTTATTTTCTGATAAAAAGTTGGTTTTATGAAGAATTGACTGCATTTGTTTAATATTCTATCACCTATCACTATAAATGATTTTTCAAAGAAATCTGAAGTGTTATAATTAATATGTGAAAATAAAAACAGTATCAATTGATGTTGATGGAGTCTTACGGGATTTCGTCTATAGTTTAATATTCACATATAAAAAACACTATCCAGATCATAAAGTTATAGAACCAGTAACGAGTTTTTCACTTGAGAACTTCTTTCCAATAAAAGAGAAAATATATGATTTCTTTCGTTCTAATGCTAAAGAGATATTTCTTGATAACGCACCAGCAATTAAAGATTCTTATAAAGGTATAAACTATCTTAGGAGTATGGGTTTCAAGATAATCATTACAACTTCTCAAAAAGAAGAAACTATAGGTCCAACAATAGACTGGTTAAAGAAGTTCAAAGTAAAGTTTAGCAAAATATATAATACGCATGATAAACACTTGGTTGACTTCGACATACACATAGATGATGATCCAAAACAAATAACAAACATAGTTAATGCAAATAAGAAAGTCATAATCTTCTCTACTCTTCAGAACAAAAAGATAAACAAGAACATTGAAAATAAGTGTATCAGAGTTCATAGTTGGAATGATGTAATAGATTTATTCGAAGATGTAACAAAAGTAGAAACTCACATAAAGAATTTCGTTTCATTTCCAGACAAATAATATACAATAAGCGATATGCTAGTAGTAGTAACAATAATTGCTATCTGCTTACTAATACCGCTTTTGAGTATTAGTGTATTAATCAACATTAGACTTATTAAAGAATATAGTTTGCTGACTGATTTTTTTGCAAAGATGGAAGAAGAAGTGCATGATAACTATATGTTTTTTGATAAAATGTGCAAAACAAATTTACTAATGAACGATCCATATGTTGTTGATCTGATAGATAGATTGAAGAACACAAGACTTCAATTTGAAAGCTATTTAGAAACAATAAGGAAAAACAATGGCTCTAAGTTCGCTAGCTCTGATAAAGAGGAAGAAACAAGCGAGAAAGCATAACATCAAACAAGATTATTTTACTAGAGAAATTGACGAACATATTTTAAAATTTATAAAAACAAAAAGTACTTCAAAGAGAAATGAAATTTTTGAAACACAAATTAAAAAAGCATTCACTGCGCTTGTAAACAACTTAATCTTCGTATATAAAGCTTCTGATCTAGATTCTGTTTCATCTTTACGAGATGATTGCGTTAGATTTCTCTATACAAAAATAGACACATATGATAGCGAAAGAGCATCAAAAGCTTTTTCATACTTCAATGTTGTTGCTAGAAATTGGTTGTTTCAAAGATTTAATACGAATAAAAAAGATGAGAAAAAATTCTTAGATATAAGTGATCTTCAAGTTACAAATTCACTTGTTTATAAATCAAAAGAAGATTATGACAGTGAACAGTTATCTTTCTTCGAAAAAGACTTTATAGATTATATCGTAGAAAACTTATCAGACATAAAACTATTATTCAAAGAACGAGAACAAGTTGTTTTAGATGCAATTCTCTTGCTTCTAAAAAATCCAGATTCAATAGATATCTACAACAAAAAAGCAATTTTCATCTATATAAGGAACATGACTGGTTTTAATGCAAAACAAGTGGCTTTATCTATTAGTAAGCTTAAGTCAGAGTATTATGAGCTAAAGAGGATATGGATAAAAAATAACGAAAAGAATAATTAGTTCATGGACAAGAAAGAAAAACTCGACACTCTTTATGAAAACATAGAAAATGATAGAAAAATCCTCGAAGACGCTGCAAGAGATCTAAAATCAAAAATAAAAGATTTAAGCGAACATGCTCTCGGTGGGCAGGTTCTTGCACGCTATCTTGATGTTTTAGTAAAAATAAACGATCAATTGATAGAAGTTGAAAAACTTAGAATCAAAGCTGATAAAGAAAATGTAGTAAAACAAAGCTCTTCTGAATGTATAAAAAAAGAACTTGAAGAAGAATCTCTCATTGGAACTGCAATGAAAGTAAACTGATGTGCCAACTGTATCTGCAAGATTTCCAAATAGAATATTAACAAATTCAATTAAGCAGTCTGAAAATACTGATCTTCAATATATAGTTTGTCGAGCAATTGTTCTTGATGTTGATACTGTGGGTGGGAAGTTTAATGATGGAAAGTCTCCACAGAATTCAATAAAAGCAAAGATAATAAAACCAAGCGTAGATACTTCAGATTATTCAGAAACAGTTTTGTGGCCACTGAATGATTATATAGTTAATCCAATTTTCCCAACAGAACAAGTTTTATGTATATTTGAAACAAGTACTCTTGATTTCGGATATTGGATTAATCGATTTCCAAATATAGATAAATCTTATCTCACAGCAACATCTTCTGTAGATACAGCTCCGCAGAATAGTTCTACTACAGCTGCTTTTGGAGTGCCGACACAAGAACAAGACTTAACTATAGATGATCTTACAAGATCTCGGGGAAACTTACAACAAGAAGTAACGAAGTATAGTAAGTTCAAAAAACAATTTAAGTTTGATAAAAGGTTTCAAGATACCATTGTCGCTTCAAAGAATACAGCGAGAATTGTCTTAGGAAGTGATCGAGTTGATTCGAAAGATTCAGGAGCTGATGAAAGTGAAGCCATAGATATTGTTGTTGGTGTTCAGAAAGAAAATGGAGACCCAGACTTCATCAACGATAAGAGTCGATCATATATTTCCTCTAAGAGTGATAATATAATAGAGGATCTCGGTAATCAAGAAGATGAAGCTCTTTGGTATGAAATAAGTGACAACAATGCGATCATTGCTAGAAAAGACATATTGATTCAGTCAAAAGATGGTGAAACTAAGATAAAATTTAATAGAAATGGTTCAATAGATATTGAGGGTAATCAAAAAGTAACAATTCATGCTAATAATGTTGTTGTTGATGGAACTACAGTTATTGGGGGAGCTTCGGGAACCAATAAAATTCTTACAACAATGGGGCCGGATATTCCTTCTCTTTTGGAACAAGTTGCAATATTTCTAGATGCCGTTACGTTTGCTGATTTCGCTCCTTCTGGAGCACCTCCTGTCTCAAAAGCGGCGTTGTCAAATGCAAGTGCTAAATTACATGAAGTTGCGGCGGCAATACAAGTTGCAACTAAATCTAATGCGGTTTAGGTTGTTTATTAATTCAGAAGCGGCGAACTCTGATACAGCTTGATGAAGCTATATATAATATATCCTACCGGACAGTGTCCTATTTTATCACATTTATTTTTCAATTGTTTCTTTTGTTTTTTGCGCAATAAAAAATATTAGATTTTCGATAATTAAGTAGAAATGTCAACAATATCGCTTAATATATCTCGTCCACTAACAATAGGAGACTATGGAGCGTTTGATTCTGACTCAGACATTTCTGGCGTTATTAGGCAGAACTTAAAGAATCTACTTCTAACAAGAAAAGGTGAAAGGGTACATAAAAGATCTTTTGGTAATGACATTCATAGGCTCTTATTCGAACAAAAAACAGAACAATTAAAAATATCAATTGCTGAAGAAATAATAAAGTGTACGTCTTTGTGGATGAGCTTTATAAGTATAAGTTCAATAACAGTTATTTTCTCTGGCGAGTCTGTTCCAGACAAGTTTAGATATATGAACGATCTTAAAGACAATGAGTGTAAAATTATGATAGAATATTCTTTCAATACTTCTTCTAAAACAATAAAGGACATTCTCGATCTTTCTGTCGAAATAGAGGATGATCAATGAAAAATAAAGAACTTTGGTGCTTAAATGAGTAAAGAAATTAAATATTTTGCTGCTGACTTTGATAGTTTTAGTAATAGTTTTAAAAACTATTTGAAAGCATACTTTCCAAATCAATGGCGAGATTTTAGTGATGCAAGTACTGGAACTGCACTTATAGAACTTCTCGCATATTCATCTGATGTTCTAAATTTTTACCTCGACCGTTCAGTAAATGAACTACTGCTTGATAATGCAGTTCAAAAAGAATCGATCTATGCTATCGCTAAAGCTCTTGGCTATAAACCGAAGAAGAGAGCTTGTTCTCTTGTTGAGCAGTCTGTTTACGTACAAGTTCCAGCAACATATGATACTGGTATTGCTCTTCCTGATTATCGTTATGCTTTTATTTTCAAAAGAGGATCAAGTTTCTTAGCTCAAAACGGAGTATTTTATGAGTCGCTTTATAATATAGATTTTTCACATTCTACTGGTTCAGATATGTATGCTCCATCTCAAATAAACAGTTCTACATCACGAGTTGAATGGTTTTCTCTAAAAGGAACTTCTCTTGCAATGTCTGCTCAAACAAAGCTGAAATCATTTTCTTTAACTGACTTTGTGCGCTATAGAAAACTTGTTATAGATGATACTGAATCAGTTGATATATTTGATGTTATAGACAACAACGGAAATCGTTGGTATGAAGTTGACTACTTAACACAAGATACTGTTTTCGAATCTTCTGTGAATACAAACTACGACAACACTCTCGTTCCATATGTAATGAAGCTAAAGAAAGTTCCAAGAAGATTTATCACTGAATTCGATTATAATACAAACTATATCAATATGGTTTTTGGTTCTGGAAGAGAAGATACTGATGATAATGTTTTAATACCAAATATCTCTGAAGTTTCTATTCCTCTATATGGTAAAGAATATTTTTCAGATTTTTCAATTGATCCACAAAATTTCTTGAACACCAAAACGCTTGGTTTATCTCCTTATGGAGTTGTTCTCGATGTTTATTATAGAGCTGGCGGTGGATCAAACTCTGTTGTTAAATCGGGAGATATTTCGAAGATAGATAAAGCTTTATATGAATGGAAACATACAGGATTATCTTCTGCAATACAAAATCAAGTTATAAACTCTCTAGCTACAACTAACTTACAGCCTTCTGTTGGTGGTAGAGATGAAGAAACAACATTTGAAACAAAACAGAGAGTAAAAGCATTTTTTGCTTCTCAATCAAGATGTGTTACGAGAGAGGATTATCAAATTCGACTTCTTAGTATGCCAACCATTTTCGGTTCATTCTGTAAAGTGAATGTTAAAAAAGACTGCTTGGCTTCAAATACGATCGAAGTTGTTGTTTTGTGCTATGATGAAAATGGAAATTATTGCGATCCAACAGACACTCTAATAAAAAACGCCAAAACATATCTACAAAAATATGCGCTACTAACCGATAATATTTTTATAAGACCAGCAAATGTTGTTAATTTTACAATAGAATATGTTATTATATGCAATGAGAATGCAAACAGAAACACTGTTCTTGCTTTGTGCACAAATGCTCTGATAGCATACTTTAATAAAGACAAGATGTCAATAAATCAGCCAATAATTAAGTCTGACGTCATTAGAGTTCTGCAAAATATAAATGGTGTTTACTCAGTTTCTTCTTTGAATTTTTCATTTACGAACTCTTCAATAAGTGAGCAAAATGGAATTTTTTATGTACCAAATGACGATTCTATTTTCGAGGTTGACAACTTTGCAACTGACGTCAAAGGTATGGTTATATGATAATCAAAACATATCCAAGTAAAGATTCTACAATCGTAAGCGATTATGCAAACAATTTCAGATCTCGCTCAGAAGATGCAAACCTAGGAGCATCACCATATCTTCAAGTTTATGCTAGAAAAGACCATACAAGTGCTTCGTTATTAAGTGATAGTTTCGGAAGATCATTACTATATTTCGATCTCAGTCAATATCATGAGACGATGAACTACTATAATCTTGCATCGTCGTCAATTAATTGTTCACTTAAAATGTTTAATTGTCCTCATCAAGAAACCGTTCCAACTTCATTTGACATATATATTTATCCAGTTTCTAAAAGTTGGGATGAAGGTACCGGAATAGATTCTGATTATTTCAAAGACGCGGGGTTTTGTTCTTGGCTTAGTGCAACATCAGTAAATTCTTGGTCATCAACAGGCTCTGATTATATTAATTCGATATATTCTTCTGTTCACTTCGATCGTGGAACTGAAAATATAGATGTTGATATTACAGATACGTTCAACTACTGGTTAGCTAGCGGAAACTTTGGTGTTCTCTTAAAACTATCTGATACTGAAGAAACAAACGATACAGATTATTACAATAAGTTGTTTTATTCAAGACACACTGATGAAAAAGTATATTTGCCGTTTATTGAAATAAAAGTAAACGATTTCACAAGAGACAAAAGAGGTTCTGTTGTTCTTGGACATTCTAGTTCTATTTATTTGTATAATATAGTAGATGGTCAGTTTGAAGACTTAACAGCTGGTTCGTCTTCAATTAATGTTGATGTGTATAACTCGGTTGTGTCTAGTTCTATGTCGTTTTCTTCATCATTTACATCCTCATATGTTTCTACTGGTATATATGTGACAGATATTTATATTCCAACATCATATACAGGTTCTGTCTTATACGATGTTTGGAGTTCTGGTTCTGATCAATTTATGACTGGAACAATAAACGTTACAAGTTCTATTCCTGCTCAAAACTTTAAAGCTCCACAAATTTTTGCATATTTTGAAAACTTAGAAGAGCAATATAAGAGAAGTGATAATGCTCGCTTAAACTTCTTCATAAGAAATAAAAGATGGAACTTAAATCAATACTACAATAATGTTACAAATTTACCAACTTTAATATATGATGATGTGCGCTATGAAATTGTAGATTATGTAAACCAATATACACATATTACAGCATCAGAATATACAAAGTGCAGTTATGATAATGAAGGAATGTATTTTAATATACCGTTTAGTAACTTTGTCGAAGATTGTTTTTATGAAATAACTTTGAAGGTTAGAAGAAACAACACATATGAAACATTAAGAGATTCTTGGAAGTTCAAGGTTATACAATAAAAAATGGCAAGATCATTTCAGTTTCCAAAGACTCTTTCTGATCTTTCATCTTCATATGAAGCTTCAGCAATTGTTAGTAGTTATCTAAGAGATTCTGATCCAGGTGAGAAAATAGATTATTCTGACTTTTCTAATCACGTCTTTTTCAATTCTGCATATAATAAATACTCTATCTTTTTGTATAAGTTATACAACTTTTATGATAGAACATTTTCTTGGGAAAAATATCACGAATGGTATGACGATCTGTCTCCATATGAGAAATATTGTTTACAACAATTTCCTTCTTATAGAGGATACTTTCAGAACACTGGTAGTGATGCAAACACTTATATAGAAGGAAAAGATTATGAAAACAAAATGTCTCTCACATCGTCAGATAGAGCTTTGTCAATTGAGTTTTGTTGCTCACTTTCAGCTTCAGCGAACACCGGTTCTAACGCAAATCAATACATAATACAAAGAGGAGAAGCTGATAAATACTATGAAGTTTTTCTTTCATCATCTAACGAAATGGTTTTTAGAGTTCAGTCAGGCGCTACTATATTTTCTGCTTCGTGTGAGTTTTCAAATTCTTATTGTGGAGCTGGTCATCACTTCGCCTTCTGTTGGTCTTCGTCAAGTGCTCAAACTGACATTTACTTAGATGGAGTTTTTGTTAATTCACAAAGCGCTTTATCGTTCGACTCACTAGTTCTTGAAACTGGCTCTGTGTATATAGGTTGTTCATCTAGTCAACCACCACCGGGTCCACCTAAAAATTATTATTTGACTGGATCTGTTGACGAATTAAGAGTTTGGAACTCTTATAGAAATTCTGAACAGATATACGAATATTATGATAGGCACTTACGTTCTGAACCTGAGCTTATATTCTATTTGAAATTTAATGAACCTCACTACACAATGAGTAATGGAGCTTTTTATGATAAAGTGCTCGATTATTCTAAGAGACCTATAGATTGTCAGATAATAAATTATTTTTCGTCAAGTAAACAACCAGGGGTTCTCTTAGATTCAACAGGTTCAAACATCATAACTGACGACTATTACGATCCGATGATTTTTGAAGATCACAGTGATGTTACATACTTTATTCAGACTATTTGGAATACAGCATCTGAATATGATAAAAGCAATCGGAACATAATAACAGATCTCGTTCCCTATAGTTACATAGAAGAAGAAACGATAAACGGGACATACAATTTAATAAATATGCTTTATGTATTTGCTCGTCAGCTTGATGAGATGAAAATACATATTAATGGACTAAAGAGTTTCTGGAAAAGAAGCTATGATGATTATAACGTTATTCCATATAACTTGTTAAAAGAAGCAATTGAGCTATTCGGTTTTTCAAGTTTTGACAGTTTCCCATTAGCAACTATCGATTCGTTTTCAAAAAACTATAACATAAACGAAACAAACATTTTAGCGATAAAAGAAGTTAATGAATTATTTTGGAGAAACCTATTAGCAAACATCATTTACATATACAAAACAAAAGGGACTAAAGAATCAATAAAGAGTTTCTTCCACTGTCTTGGAATTGATGAAAACGTAATCTCAATTAAAGATTATAGTTCACAGTATTCTTATCCGATTTCTCAGTCGTATGTTAACAAGTATAAGTACCAAAAAGTTCTTGATTTTATGTCACAAACAAACACTGGATCTTATGTGCTCGTATCTTCCTCGCAACTCCCTTATTCTTTAACCGGCTCGATAACTATAGAAACTCTTTGTAGTTTCAAACCATATACTTCTTATGAATCAGGCACATTTTATGAAACCATAGTAACAAGTCAACCTTATGTGACGACGGGTTCTATTTGGGGAATAAATCATAGTAACGATCCAATCACTGGATCTGGAGAAATTGGTCTCTTTTATACTAGAGAAGCAACATCTTCTTATGGTAATGTCTATTTGATTACGAGTGGAAACTATGAAGAAGTAACAACGAGATTAAGTGCAGTTAACGTTCCAATATTTGATGGAAACTATTATAACATTTCATATCGACGAGACACTGATGGTGTTCCAATTATTGTTGGTCCAACTTCAATAATGTCAACGTCTCACTATCTCGATATAAAGAAGCTAGAAAGTGATTACATAGAAAATATATATTCAGGATACTGTTCATTTATCACAGAATCAAATGCTCTAGGACAAAAACTAATATTTGGAGCATTCACTGGAAATCATATATATCAGAATGTAGACACAGAAACAAGACAAACTGAAACGAGGTTATGGAACACATTTATATCTTCATCTGAATTAAACGAACATTGTATGAATTTTTCTTCTATTGGTATAGCTGATCCAGAAAGCAGATATGTAAAACTCGTTGGCCACTGGATTTTCGATGACGGTATTGTCAGCGATACAGCTGGTACAATTTTACCCGTCACAAATTACTCTTACTATAAAGAACAACTTGATGCTACGGGATCTTTATTTTTGACATCAAGTGAATCAAACTTTGCATATGAGCTGTTACCATACAACTATTTATGCCCAGATATTTCTTTAAAATGGAACACGAATAAAGTACAATATATTTCAGCTCCACAAGATTACATAGACAAAGACAGAATCAGTATTTTTAGTGTCGAATTTAATGCTGTCGACTCTCTAAACGAAGATATTATTAAAATGTTTTCTGATATGAATAAGTTTAGTAACTTAATTGGTATTCCTATAATGAAAAATAAAAGTTCGTATGATCTCGAAAGATATATGAAAGAATTGTATGCAACAAGACTTAGTAAGAGCATATCGTTCCTAAATTATTTTAAAAATTTGTCGTGGATAGACAAGTTTTACTTTAACATAATTGAAAAACTTATTCCAGCAAGACTTTACTTCATTGGTGAAGAAAAAGTTATTGAGTCGCATCTACTTGAAAGATCAAAAGTGCTTGGACAAATCGCAAAGGAAACAACCTGCTTTACTGGTCTAAGTTCTGGAATTGGGAGAACATAGTAGTGACTTTAGCAACAAACAGTTCTTCTTTTGAAACATCTTGGGATGCAAGAAAAAACGCACGTGTAACAAAATATGGCAATGGATTGTTTTCGATATTATGTCACAAAGTTGATGATAACTTAGCGTCACTCACACCAACTGACATCAATGCGATTATTGGTGAAGATGCAACAAAAGATGCACACTATCATTATAATGAGATTCCATGGTCTCAATATACAACATCTTCAAGGGAAACTCCATTTGTTGATGGATGTGATAAGCTTTATAAATATTCACCAAGAGGAAATCTAGCTTTTCGATATGAGCAAAAAAATCAAAGAGGGTATTCGAGAGTATATAGGAATTCGCCGCAAGATTATTCTGATGACAATTGGGCTTCTGCATCAATACAACAACACAAAGATTCAACTTACTACACATCAAGGTACGGATATTCTGGAAGTGAACGTTATCAAACAAACAGAGAGCATAAATCAAATAGATTCTTTTCAGAAAACATTGGTGAATATCAAAACGCTTTCTACAATTATTGTTCAGGAACAGTATCAGCATCGAATCCATTAACAGCGTTTACGTCAGATTATTACTTAAGTGCAAAAAGATCAATCTTAAGTGGTACATCTACAACAATTTCACATAATGCTTTATATGGCGACGCTTATGATTCATTAATAAGTGACTATCCATTTACTGGAAAAGATGCTAATAGAAACTTAATGTTCAATGAAAACTGGTCAATTCCATCTGGTTGTTGGGGATATTTCGGAAAACCAACATTTGGAGTTGTATGGCCAGATTTTATCGAATATGGTGTTGGAGAATCAATTAAACATCCATGTTCTGGAACACTACTTGGAGATGAATATTATAAGAATAGAGAGTTATGGTGGGTTGGTGGTGTGTCTGGTACATTAACTCTCGTTCAAAATAACCTATCAGTATATGGTGAAAGTGTTATTCCAAATATAGCGATACTAAAATCATATTATTCAACAGGATCATATACTGGAATGAGTAGCGGTACATATGTTACAGCATCGAACTTCCCAATTTGGAGAGAACCAGCTAATACATCGTGTTTTGAACTCACGAGCAGTATGATTTTTAACTCAATGGAAAGTTTTGGATCTGCGAGTAGTCAAGTAGCATTTTTTGAATTTATTTTTTCAACGATTTATCCTATTATCGATGAGACTCTTGTGTTAGATAAGGATATTCAAAAAGTGCAAGGTCTCACATTTGGTGTTAATGCTGCAATTAGTGAATGGGAACAGGGAAAATCGTGGGAAGAAGGTGATCCTAGTTTCAACGTAAATTACAACTTTATGTTTCCAATAATTAATTTTTCTCCCGATGGTAATGTAAAAATAATAACGAGCGATCAATATCTCAAACCTTATTTCAAAAACACTGGTGCTAGATGGGAAAATAATGAGTTATATAAAGTTTCGTTATTTCTGAACACTCTCGATGAAAAAAATAATCGAAAATTCAGTATTGAGGTAATGATAAATGATAAGTTTATTGGTTACTTCGATATAAATGAAGCACTTATTGCTTTTGAATATTACTACTTGATTAAATATTATTATGTTTTCTTTGCAACAATATCGCCACAAGTTGTTATACAAAATATAAGACAATATTTTGCTGTTATCAGTCTTAGTCAACTATTTTTTGCAAACATTTATTGTGACGAATATGAAGAACACGAAGTATATATGATACGAGATGCAAGATTTTGTAACAAATTTATTAATAATGCTGTTTCAATAGATATTTCTGACGAGTCGCGCAGTATAAGTTATTATGCTTCAAAAGTAGTAAATAGAAATTTAAAATGTAACTTCTATAATGGTCAACTAAGAAAGAAAATAAGTGGCACTGCACAAAAGGATGCTATTTCAATATTAAGTGGAAGTGATTATGCAATGTCGAATTTATTCGAAAGACCAACTTTATACAACGTTGAAAAATGTTCACGAATGATTGAAAATAATCTCAACAAGATCTGGTTTTTTCAATCAGAACTATTTCCTTATTTTGTTCCATAAAATGGTGAATTTATGGGTTTTATAAACAAAAAACAGAATATAATTGATTTGGCTCTAACAAGTTATGGAAGAGAACTGTTGTCTAAAGGTATCATTTCGTTTGATTATTTTAAACTAATAGACAACGATTCTTTATATTTATCGTCTTCAAATGACTTCAGCATTGAGTCTTTACCAGTCTTAGAAGCAATATCTGATGCTGACGTTTATGAAAATCAAATATTTGATGGTGAAATTTTTATCTCGAATTATGCTAATGTTTCAATAGTAAATAATATATCTTCATGTTCTATAAAGAGATCTACTGATGATACATTTGATACAGATTCAATTCTTTCGCTTGCAATTGGAAGTGACAATCTAGAAAGTACAGTTTCAAGAATAGAATCACTAAAGAATAGAAGAGCAGTAGTAGATTTTTCTTCGAGTATATCATTTAATAGAAGTTGGACAAATAAAGATCCGTTGTATTTAATTCAATTAGAAATATCATCGTCTGATCAGAAAACTAAGTTATTCAGTTCTGGTTCTTCATTTTATCTTTCTGAAGATAATAATAGTCTTATGAGTCAATCAAGTGAGATAAATGAAGCTAACACATTATATGAAATAGTGAAAATACTATGACATTAATAAAGAGCGCTCGAAAGATAATCAAAACCGATATTGAAGTCTCTATTACGAGAATAAAGTTTGATTCTCAAAAAATGCAGAATAAAATAGAGTGGGAAGTAACAAAGAATCCATCAAGTGAAAAAATAATATCGTTTGATCTCGTGTTATTCGAAAATGATACTAGTTCTCAAGATGGTAAAATTAAGAAAACAATTGAGTTTAGCCCAAGCGTATTTTCTTATGTTCATAAAAATTTGGAAATTGTTTCGAATGTAAATTATTTCAAAACGTATTCATATCAAATTATTGCATATACAGATGTATCATCTAAAGCATCTGAAATTGAAAAATTTGATCCGAGAGAAATTTATGAAATAGAACCACCAAAACAGATAACATTTTCAATGAGGAATGGAGCTATTTATTTTGACATTAGTTGTAATAAAAGCAAGTTTACGACAAACATCTTTGTATTCAAAAAACACTTTGATGACGACGTTTTTGAAAGAATAGCAGTTCTGAAATATGGAGATCAGTTGTATGTAGACAAAAACATATCTCTCGGTCATTTTTATGAATACAGGTTTATTTCATACGATTTGTTCGGGCATTTTTCTCAGAACATTATCAAGATTGACGTTTTTGTATGGAATAAAAACTATGCTAAGTCGAAAACAAACACATTGTTTGATCCAATACCATTTGCACAGTTTGCGAAAGAATCTTCTAGAGAAAAATATACTAAACTAAAAATATCAAACATTGATCCACGCTGTTTATGGTATAGAATAGAGAGAAAAGATATTTCAGAAAAAAGAACAAAGTTTGAAGAAGTTGAACAATGGCAATCTGGTTCATTAATAAAAAATAATGGTAAGCAAGAAATTGAGTTTCTCGATCCTATTGTTAGAGACGATATGTTTTATCAATATTCTGTATATGGAATAGATAAATTCTCAAACAGAACTGATGAACGACAGTCAAATATTGTTTATTGTGGTTTGTTATCGAGCGAAATGCCTGCAACACCTATTAATATTGACGGTGAAATCTTAAATGAATATCCAACAGGCGTAAAAATTGTTTGGAGCGACGATAACTTAAATCAAAAGCTAAGTGATGTTGTAAGTGGATCAAGCGAGCTGTTTCCGAAAAGCAATCTGTATTATTTCAAAGTTTTCAGAAGAAAGTATGATGAATTAAATTATCAATCATTTCCAGAACAATCAGAAAGCTTTTTCATAGATATGTGCAGCAACGACGGTGTTGTTCTCGATTCAGAATATCCATATTATCAACCAACACCGCCAATGAGAGATACAAAATATTATTACTATGTATCAACATATGATGCTGAGACAAATCAGATATCAAATAAAAGCGCAGAATTGCTTATAGATCTTACAGTTCCACCGAATCCAGTGACTGACGTCGAGGCATACTTCAATGATGTATTTGAACCGATGAAGTGTGTGATAACTTGGAAAATAGATGAAAACGAAAAAACGCTTGATACGTTCATAATAGATAGAATAGATGAAAATAAAATTTGGACTAGAGTAGGTAAAAGCTACTTTAATACACAATTTATAGACACAACCATACAAAGAAACAACAAATATATTTATCGTATACAAGCAGCTGACTTTAATGGAAACACTGGTAAATATTCGTTCATAGCTGTCTGCACTTGATAAGTACTACTATAGCTATATATATTTGTCCTGACGGACAGCTCATTTTATCATATTTATTTTTAGATTGTTTCTTTTGTTAAACATAAATTGAGCAAAAATATAATTAAGAAGTAGAAATGGCAACATTAAGAACAAGTCAGCTTTCATCAACAGTTCTTCGGTCTGGTACTGCAACAATAAACACATCGGCGGCTCTTTCTGCAGTTGAAAGAGCAACACAAACTTCAGCTCAACAGATACAAGCAAGTTCGGCAAGAGATGATCAAACAAGAGTGACATCAAGTTTAACTACTACGCAAGTTATTAGTTCTGTCGCCACCACGGCAAGAGCAAGAAGTTCTACCACAACAACCGTTTCTGTTTCTAGTTCAAAATCGGCTGATTTGCAGTCTTCAGCTGAAGCAAATAAGATACTGAAAGATATTACTGTTGCAACAGTTGCAGTCGCATCGAAGACACAAGCATCAATTGCTACACAAAGTTCTGGTGGGGGAGGAATAACCATTTCTGTGCCAACTGTGCCAAGTGGTGGAACAGAAGACGGAAAATTCTCTATTACCTCAAGAGACAAATCAACAGACGTATTTGGAACAAGTGACGGTAGTAGCTCAGATGGTTTTTCGCTTACATCAAGAGATAGAGCGACAGATGTTGTTGGAACAAGCAGTAAAAGCACATCAATGACTCGACCAGTTGGTTCTTCTGATTCTGATGATTTACATTCCAAATCTATTGATTTAACATTTCGAGTCATTGATGTTGAAACTTCTGATTCAAAATCAACGTTAGCTACAAGAGATACAGATAAAAAAACTGTTAATAACGATCTAAAAGATGCTCTATCAACAACAAATAAAACTCTAGGTTTATTACCATCTTCTAGTAAAGGCATTGGTGACAAAGAGTTAAAAAGCATCAGAGAAAGAGTTGCAGCAAAAACAAATTTTAAACAAACTGACAACTTAGTCATTCGAACAAGAGTACAAAACAAGGACTTCACACCAGTCGCTCGTCCAACTCCAGTAATAGATTCTGTTATTAAAAAAGATGAAACAGCGAAGACGCAAACTAAAACTGTAACATCTACACTTTTAGATCGAGAAACAAAAACAGATATCCGTTCAGAAGAAAAAGAAGTTGTTTCGTCTTTTTCTGATCCGGTATTATTCTCTGGTTCGTTTGCTATAGGTTCTGATTCATATAATCTTGATACACCAAATAAAGACTTAAGAAGTTACTCACAAGAGCTATTAAGCTCTTTTGATCAGCTTGGTTCTACGTTTCCAGAATGTGAAATAATTGCTATGATTAAAGATGAAAGAGGAAAAGTAATAATAGTTTTTCGTCTATCTGATTTTAATAACTTTCTCATTAAAATATTCGATACATTTTATGATCGTAAAGTTTTCTATAATGGATACTCAACAATAGAAACAGCAAATACTTTCTTAGTTTCAGATTTTGTTAGTTCTATGCCGAGAACTGAATCACCAAACGATATATTGTCTTTTACAAGAAATCAAGCTAAAGAAGCTGTTACAAGAAACAAAGATACTATTAAAAAATACGGTATAAACGTAGATTTGAACTATTCAATATTTGGTACAGATGAAGATTGCATAAAAGCTAAAAAACTTCTTGAAATTGGTGCATTCGATTATAACTATAATCCAAATATTCAAGATGATACGATATTCGTTCATAAAATATATGGATCTGATATGGTGTCAGCAACAGGACCTATTTCTACGTCTTCATCTACCGTTGCTGCAAGCAGTACTTCATCTGGTGCGACAATTACGACTTCGATTGGTTCTGTCCCAACAACATCAACCGGTCCCATATCGACATCAAGTGGAGCTTCTGGAATTGGGGCTAGAGTGTCTTCTGGCGGTACTTTAACAACATCAACAAGTTCTGGAACGAGATTTTCTCCTGTAGGAACATGATATGCCAACAATAATGCCAGATTCAGTAATTTCTACAATTCCAGAATTTATTTCTGCTCCGTTTGCTGAAAAAATTGTTTCTTTGCACGTTGACTTGTGGAAGAAAGAACCTCAAATTCCTAGCAATTATACAAATGAAGGATTACGTGGAGTATTATCAGATCGAATGTATAATCTACTTGTTAATGATTTGTATATAGCTATTGGAACATCTGGCCGTCCATCTTATTTTAACATCGATATTGAGATGAACCTTCTTGATTTAGTGGCTGGTGGCAACACTCAAGCATACATTGATTCACAAATATTATTCATAATCGCAAAACATTGTTTCTTAAAAAAGAGAGGGACTTACACAAAAATTGATCTGATTGCAGACTTCAATGATTTTTATGTTTTTATATCATCGATGGAGTATCTCAATTATTCTACAGCGTGGTTTGGTTCATACACAACGCAAAGAATGTTATATGCTGATCAACTTGATCAATTAATAAACAATCATTATGAACGAATATGTACATTGCTGACAACATATGACACCTTCGACGAAGTTGACGATATATATTTATTTCTTTCAAGCAAGAACAGCGATGTAAATTCTCTCAACTATATTTATGCTCTTTCACTAGGGTCAGATCCATTCAATAGTGATGATGAAGAACTCGTATTTAAAGCGGAAGAAATTATAGATGACTTTCAGTTTACAACAAAAAACTTATCTTCATATGGAGTTCTAAACGGTCTTAAGAAAGTTACAAATTTGAGAACAACGTCCTTTTATAATTTTTACACTTCAGATGAATCAACTCGTGGTGAGGGTGATGCGGCTGTAAATTCTTCAAACTATTATGATGCGGCTGCAGCATTTAAATGTATGCCACGATATATAAAATTAACTTGGAATCCAATTCAGGGTGGTTCTGGTATAGATACTGTAATCGTGCCAATTAGTGGCAACATATCAAACGTTTCAGAAATACAAGTTCTTAATGAATATTATTTTTCTCAAGTGTTTAGAAAAGATTCAAACGTCATTTCATCAGTATCTCCAAGCGTATCATCAATGCCAACTTTTGTTTCTTCTCCCGGAACATTTTCAACATCTACATCATCTCCGTCTTTTGCTTCATCTGGTGGAACATTGATGACTAGTATATCAACTACTCCTAGTTCAATGACACCCTCAACGTTCACAGCGATGCCGAGGGATACCTATATAACAATTTGTAGTTCTTCAATCAACAAATTTGCAAACTCTTCTTTTTGGAACAAAATCGTGCATGAATTTAACAATAGAGAAACAAAAGACATTGTTGATAATATGATATTCATTACAGATCATAATCTACTTAGAAAACGTAGCGATGCACCACCAAGATTACAATATGTTGGTTATCTAATTCACAAATACGAATGGTACGAAAACAAGTGGAAACTAAAAGAAGTTGTAATGCTTGACGATTGTCACACTTCTTGCTACTATGATTTTAATATTTTGTATAATAGACGATATCGATACAAAATGTCATCTCTAATAAAGTGGATATACAGTACGTCACTTATTGAAGTTGAATCATTTTATAGTTCGGCGACATATTCTGATACATTTATGCCAGAAGTAAGTTCGGAATCAACAATATTATCAACTGATTTATCAGAAGAAGAGATTCAAACAATTGATCCTGCTATAATGGGCAGTGTAACAAGTGAACCAATATATACTTCAACTGTTAGAGAAACTGGTCTCAAAGTTATGGGTTCTGCTACAGCTTTTCAGTCACGCATAGACATTCTAAGTGGTGAAGCTGCAAGAGAAGATGAAGCAACAAGAACTGAAAGTATAGACACACTAGAATCAACAACTGAAATAGTTTCAAGAAGAATAATTGATACTCTAAGTACGCCCGCTTCATTGAGGAGAAGAAGGTTATAAATGGCAATTCCGACTTCACCACTGTGGTCAATTTTAGCTTTCACAGAAGGTCTCGATATATCTGGATGGTTTGATGCTGCTACAGAAGGAGTTGATTGGAGTGCATTCCCAGTAGGTGCGTGGGGTGTAAATTATCTACGAGATGTTACAAACAAACGAATAGAAATTCACGATGGCGTAGCGTTTACTCAAATATATCCTGTCATAACTGCTGGTAGTATTGGAACAGGTAGTTGGAAAACGCAAATAAAATTTGTCCCAGACGTTTCTGTTGCATCTAATCGTATTTTTACTTTCAATGGTGGGTCTCCTGATTCTGGCCTTGGAAATGCTCTTGCTTTATATTGGGATCGTGGATTTAGTTTATGGAATATTCAAAGAGAGCTAGATATTTTTGGGCTTGGCGACATTGCAACTGGTGTCGACTTAACACCAGTACCTGGAACGACACTTGATATTCTGATGGAGTATGATTCTACTTCTGGTTTAGTATCAGTAACAATTAATGGTACTCTTTATGGTGCGCTTCCAACATTTGCTGCTGGAGCTGTTGCGCACGATCAGTCATTAAGTTTTTCGCTTCCAAGACCAGCAGGATTAGAAGTACAATTTATTGATGAGTGGCTCATAGGTGTTCCAGTACCAACTCCTCCACCGGCACCAGTAATAATAAGTAGTGGTGGCGTATCATTAGCTGACAGACCAAGACGCACTCTCGAAAGTGTTCCATCATTTGAATCAGAAGCTGCTCCTGCAATTTTTGGTGGAAACTTCGAAGAGTTATTTCATAGTGAATTTACTGAATTTGTTGAAGCAATGCCGATCATGGATGTTGTTGCTCCAGGTTGTCCAACAAATCTATCGTGTATAGTAAACACTTTAAATAGAACGATGTTCTTCACATGGTATTGGCCATCTACATATAGCTCAGATGGTTCAATTCAAAACGATGTTAAAGAGTTTGAATTTTTTAGATTCAAAGATGGAGAGTTTTCTCTTATTACAAAAACTAGAATTCCGAAATATAATTTTTATGTTACTGATGATTTACTACAAGAATCAAAAGATGAAGGTTTAGCATTTGCCGTTCGAGCTGTTGATTTTCATGATCTCGTTTCAAAAACATCAAAAACAATATTGGTGAAACTAAATAAAAATTATGGTTGTAAAGAAAGAGAAATAGATCCAGTTTTCATTTCAGGTGAATGTGGAAATCAATTAAATAAAAAATACTCACTTAACAATAAAATAATACTTAACAAAGATCAAATCAATCTATTTGTTGGAACTCATATAGGAATAAAGGAACCATTTAAGAATAGAGACAACACGTTACTTTTGACAATAAAAGATTTGAATACTGGAAAAATATTTACAATCAACTTAACAATACAACACAATAAACTAACTGTTCATGATGTTGTTTATGGAGTTGCAAATAAGACATCAGATATTTTGTCTTCAATAAGACGTGGGACAGGTAGATTTTAACGTATCAAAAAAATATATTGTGTTTATAATTAACCATGATGATTTGTGATTGTAAAATTTGTAACAAAAGCTTCAAAAATATTGTTTCTTTGAATACTCACATAGGGCAGAAACATAAAGACATTGATAAAAAAACATACGCTGAAAAATATAAAACCGAAGAATTAATTGAGTGTAGCTGTGGGAAAGCTTTTTATAGGTCAATGGCTCAACAGCGAAAAAGAAAACAGCAGATGTGCAGAGAGTGTTCCAAAAAGAATTCAGTAAAAAAAATGATAGAAAATGGTTCATTTTTAAGATCGGGCGCTTTATTAAATAAGCGGCTCGACGAATTAAAGATTAGAAATGAAATAGCTACAAAGTCTGCTAAAACTAGAAAAGCAAGAGGTATAAACTCGGCTCTCAAAACTGCTATGACAAGAAAGAAAAATGACATTGATTCTTTTAAAAAATCTGGCGTTAAAGCCCACCTAACAAGAGTTAATAAGGGTGTCTACGATAGATGTAGAAGTGATGGCACCTATGATCGAATGATTTTAAAAAGACACCAGACTTTAAAAAACAATAAATCATACGGTAAAAGCAAGGCTGAAGACTTTTTCTATAATTTATTGAAAGACAAATTTACTAAAGTGAATAGACAAGTTTCAACACTGAATGAGAAAAAAGAAGGCTTATTTAAGTTCATGAAAGGTTATCACAATTTTGACTTTGTTGTAGACGATATGTATTTCGTATGTTTTGATGGAATTTATTATCATGGTCTTGATCGGCCGATTACTGAAATAGCAAAATGTAGAACACTCACAGACAAAACTATATTTGATACTTATTATAGAGACAGAAATTTGGAAGACTTTTGTCAAAAAAATGATATCAACTTATTAAGATTCAATGATATCAACTTTAAAATGTTTTTATCAAAAAAAGAAAAACTGATTCCGTACTATGTCTGCGGAAAAAGCAATGATATAGATAGATTTTTAAATTCGCTAAAGGAGAAGAACTATGGGCTTTCTTAACAGTGATTTTCCGACATCGACTGTAATAATTGATGCCGTTCTTACTGACCTGGGCCGTCAATTTATTTCGAGAGGTGATGGCTCGTTTGCAATTACACGTTGGACTGCTTCAGATGATGAGATTGATTACAACCTTTGGAATCCAGCAAACCCAGGAGCTGAAGATGCGGCTATTCTCGTCTCTCCTGTTTTTGAGGGTTTCATTAACGAATCGTTTGCATTAAAATATCCTGCTATGTCTTGCGATATTCCAAATCTTAAATATCTTCCCAAAATAGTTACAGAACCTACAACTGTAACAAAGTATTATAGAGATGCAATAAAAAACTCATTCGTTGTTACTGTTTCACAAAAAATGATTACAAATGATGTCGCGTCAATTCCGTCTCAAATATGGGATCCGTCATTCATCGTTCAAGTTGATGACGATTTACTTATCTGTGATAAAGTTGATCTCGTTAATATTTCCGCATATAACATCGGTAGTTATATTGCACCAACAAATTCAACACAGATTACAAACGTAAATAGCTGCAATGTTTATTTTAGAAGCAGAGAAGTAACATCAGAACAGTGGTCATCATATGCAAATTCTGGAACGGTTGCTCCTAATAGACAAATTACAACTCTTGCTAAATTTACAGGAACAACAAGTGGTCTTCACACAACTATTGCTATAACACTAACTGAAAGCAGTTCTTAAAAATATGAATTTCTTTTGTCAAGCTTGTGGAAAAGAATGTGACTCTGTATGGTCTCTTGCTAGTCACATTAGATGGACGCATAAGCTAACAAAAGAGAAATATGCTGAAACCTATAAAACTGAAGAATGGTTTATTTGTCCTGTTTGTGGTGATGGGTTTTTTATAGCGAAAAAGTGGTGGAAAAATCTAAAATATAAAGCTTGTAAGAAGTGTCGACATGAATATAAAGTTAAACAAATGAATTTAGATGGCTCATATGATAAAGCTAGACAAAAACAGTTCAGTACTATGAGAAAAAACGGAACTATAGAAGAGAGATCGAAAAAACGAAGAAATACAATGTTGAAGAATGGTTCTGATATCATATTTGCTGAAAAAATCAGAATCGATCACGCAAAAAATCCAGAGAAGTATTTTGGTGCTGCTAAAAAGTGGACTGAAAATAGAAAAGAGCGCGATCCCGGTTTCTTTTCAAGAAAAAATAAAAAGATGTGGAAAAACAGATCTAAAGAAAATGTTAACTCTTGGGTTCAAAAAGTTCATGATACTAGAAAAAGAAATGGGACATATCGATGTGTTTCAAATGCTGAACTTGCTTTTTCTTGGCTTGCTCATTTAATTTTTAGTGACAAAAATATATTTCAACAAGTAAAGATGAATTCTGAAGAAGGAAAAGTTTTCTTAAACGAAAAATTAGACAGTTCATTTACAAGCGACATAATATTAAAACTCGAAAATAAAATTTACATTGTCCCGTTCGATGGTTTATATTATCATGGCTTGAAAAAAAATCTTAAAGATATCAACAATACTCCACAAAAGAAAACTATAATAAAAACTATCGAGCGCGATATTTTATTTGAAAAACACTGTATGAAAAATAATATAAACTTAATCCGTTTTAATGATATTAATTTTGAGTCTTTTATAAATGGTAAAGAAAATTTAATTCCGCATTTTGTTTGTGGAAAAAGTGATGACATAGACTTTCTTTTTGATAAACTGAATACTTATTTCAAAAGTCATAATCTAAGAAAAATAGGAGCATTTTAGATGTTTAAATCTTTCGATCTTAAAAATGATATTGGGCAAAGAGAAAACACGCTCTTTGAAAATGTTTACATTTATTCAAATTCGTTCACTGATGATAACTACTGCAGAAAATACAACAACAGTTCATATTATCATTTGTCAAATTCACTAACTGGGTATCTCGGTTATTTTCAAACCATATACGACCAAACTCCGATAACTCTTGCTTCAACAAATGCTCTTTGTGACATCACTTACGGAATGTCAACCGGATCAACTTGGTATGCGTCAACAGTTGTTCAAAGAGATGAAAAAGCAAATATCTATAAGATTATGGCTTCAACTCTGCTCGGTTCAACAACAAAACAGTTTTCATGGGCAGGAACTACATATACTGATTTATTCTTTATCACTCTCAAGAGAAACGTCTTTAAAGATTATATTCGCGACAGATATGTAACAATGTGGATATCCGCTTCAACAGAAGGACCAGTTTCAACATTAACCGCCTCTGATACATGTGGAACAACAATTGCAGAAGAATATGCTGGAAATTATGGACCAATTTACTCGTGCTCAAATGGTGCTGTTGTAGGTCTTGCGTTTTATAATGCTGGTGTTATAGCTCTTACTACTGCCTCGATGTATGGACCATATTTCTCTGGTTCGTGGCATATGAATGATCTACTTACAGGAAGCACGATAGATCATGTTACAGATGGAGCAAAGAATCACGTTCAGCTTATGAATATTCATCCAGCAACAAGAATTCATTCGACTGCTTATAAATGTATATTACTAGATAAAGATTTCAACTATTCGAGCAACCCAACATTTACAGATAATAATGGACTAATTCGAGTAATGAGTGGTTCTCTTGCTCTCACAAATGTTCAGAGTAGGACATACTTAACTACGATAGGCTTATTCGACGACTTATCGAATCTTCTTGCAGTTGCAAAAACATCGATTCCCATACTTAAAACTCCAGAAGTGAGTTTGATTTTTACGGTTCGAATCGATTTTTAATCATTTTTAAAACAATCAGATGAAAACAATCTGTCAGATTTGCAATAAAGAAGTTGCTCATTTTAATGCTCATTTAGAAAAAGAGCACAAATTAACAAGAGAACAGTATGCTTTCATGTTTCATACAGACGAAATAGTTGTTTGTAAATATTGTAATAAAGAATTTTATCGTAAATTATCATCACGAAAAACTAGGAAAATTTGTTATAACAAAGAATGTGTTAAAAAATCGTTTCAAGATCGCGGAAAGAAAATTGGAAAAACAAATAGAGAAAATGGTCATTATAATCGATTAAAAGGAAATAAAGATTTTGCGAAGAGCATTTCAGAAGGAACTAAAAAGTGGCACGAAGACAATCCCAGTGTTCGTTTTGAAATTGCTGAAAAAAAGAGACAAGATGGTTTTTACGACAGCGTCAAATCAAAAGAGAGAGCTAAAAAATCGATAGAAACAAAAAAAGACAATGGATATTTTGAGTCAGAGCAATTTAAAAATATTGTAAAAACTTGGAGCGATGCTGGTGTTTTGTTTAGAAAAACGCCATCACAAAAAAGAGACGAAGCGATAAGAAAAGCAGAAGAAAAAAAGTGGGAAAACGGATTTTATGATTCAGATAGAGCGAAGGAACGAATTGCAAAAGGAATGCCACAGCGTATAGAAACAAATAATGATAGATATGGTGGAAATGCTCCAGCTTGTTCAGAAGATGTTGTAAAGAAAATGGAAGATACTTATTTTGAAAAAACTGGTTATAAGAATGCGATGCAAAATCCTGAAGTTAAAAAACAGATACAACAAGATTGTTTATTAGAATATGGTGTTGAATGTCATGGTCAAAGAGAAGATGTAAAAGAAAAAATAAAAGAAACGTTTATTAAAAACTATGGTGTTGATAATATATTAAAGACTGAAAAAGTTCGAGATAAATGCAACTCTCCTGAAGCTCAAGCAAAAAGAAAATTGCATATGTTAGAAAGAGGTTCTTATAAAAAAGCGGCAATTATAAGACATCAGACAATGAAACGAAATGGAACATATGGAAAGAGTGCTTCTGAAGATTTTCTCTATCAACTTATGTGTAGAAAGTTTCCTCTTGACTGGACTATTCTTCGTCAACAAAATGTACCGTTTGGAGAGGATCAAAATCTCTGTGTTGATTTTCTTGTGAAGACTGACAAAAATGAAGAAGTAATCATTCTCGTTGATTCATACTGGCATGGTCTTGGTAGAGATGAAGAAGAAATTAAACAATTTAAGACACCGAGAGATAGAACTATTTATAAGACGTTACTAAAAGATAGATCGTTTAACGAATGGGTTTTAAACAATGGCCAACATGTGCTTAGATTCAGTGACATAGACATTAAATGTTGCACTAAAAATAAACAACTCCTCAACAGTTTCTTTAGTTGCTGTGACGATAAATTGAACTCAGAAATAATTAATAAGCTAAACAATATTGATTATGACTTATTTTAAGAAAGGAATAAATATATGAAAGAGAAAATAAAAGAACTGAGCTATTGCCGACCGGGTTCTTGCTGTCCTATTTTTTCTTTGTTCAGAGATGAAGAGTCTTTGTGGTTAGAGATTAAAGACGATTTCGGTGGGGCGATCAAAATAATAGGTGACAAAAAAGAATTAATAAAGACAATAGAAAAACTCTTTGAATAAGAAGTTCGATGTTGAGAAATGACATACTATCGCCTCAATAAGAATAGAGACACCTTTGTAACTCAAATTGAGGCATTTCCAGAATACAGAATAACAAATACAAGTTCTCAATATCTATCATTTAGAGACTATTACAACGATAGTCATTCATATTACTACATAACAACTGATGAACCTTTAAGAAGAACAACATCTTCTCTAAATATTTATAATGACGTAGATATAGCTTCGAGTAGAGGTCGGACAGTAAATCAGTTACAAAATTATTTCGGAGGTTATTGGGCAGATTATGAATCTCTGGCTCAATATACTGGAAGTATGAGCGTTGCTGATATTCCAAAAGCATTCTTCGGAAAAGAAATCGTAAGAAGCAAGTTTCGAGTAACAGAAATTTCTAGTTCTGGACAAAAAAGATATGTATGGGACGATGGCTATGGTTCTCTTTATTCAAATTGTTATTTTAATTCTAGTAGCTTAAACGTTACCTGTTTTGATGGCATCGATGATAGAGTAGTCTCAACAGCTCCGGTTGTAACAAGTTCATTTACAATTGCTTGTTGGTTGAAACTAACTGGAATAAATGGAATAGGATATTCTCATATTGCTCTTGCTGGTGGCGGGTATAATACTGGGTTTGATACTGTTGTTTTTGGTGTTTTTGCCGAAAGCGGTTCTTTTGGAAATGCAGACGTTCTCGGTTGGCCGCCACACGAAGAACAATGGGTTCCTGACTGGCCTTCTCAAATATATATGTCGCCATATTGGCCAACTTGGGAAAAAGGTTGGGGACCACAATGGTTTACTGAACCGCCAGAAATGGTTGAACCAATCTTGTATTTTGGTGGTGGCAACTCAACTGTAACTCCATTATCAACAAAAGAAGTTTCGATAGGAACATGGTATCGAACTGTAATGATTTATAATTCTTCATCGAACGAAGTTACATATTACGTAGACGGTGCAAATCACGGAACGAGAACAGTTGGTTCTATGTCAATCGATGCTGGAAACATGTTTATAGGTGTTTACAACGACACACCATCAATTTTACATCCATTTCCTGGTTGTCTATATGATATGAGAATTTATTCTCGTTCTTGGACTGCAGGTGAAATCACTGATGATTACAGTGGAACAATTGTAAGCACAGAGTCGCTTGTTAAACATTGGTGGCTTGATGAAATTTTTGCAGGACCAACCGTTCATGAAGAAATAGGTTCAACATATGATACTGTGATTGGAGCTACTACGTCTTCTGTAATAGGTTATCCACCACCAACATGCTTGCATAACTGTCTAACTGCAAACTGTGATTCGAAAATAGGAAATATTTTCTATTCTGAAGGTATTGCATTTTTAACAAATTCACTATTTACTGGATCGTGGCCAATAACATCTTCTGATATAACATATGAAATTTCATTTACGGGATCAAACAACATATACGTTCAAAACGTTTTTTGTCACATCAAAGATCATGAAGCTAATTTTTCAAATAATGAGTCGGCTTATACTCTTGCAGAAAATAATGAGAAGATAAAAATATATACAGGTTCTGAAGATAAGACATGGATAACTGGTATTGGTTTATATGACAAAGAATATAAACTTGTTGGTGCTACAAAATTTGCTTCTCCAATTAGAAAGCTTCCAAACGACAAACTGCTCTTTAAATTGAGAATAGATCTGTGATTATCCTAACATTCGACGTTAGCAGTTCTTGTATAGGTTATTGTCTAACTGATAATGGAAACATTACTCGATATGGATTCGTCGATATATCAAAAATAGATTCAGAGTTTTTACTAAATAAGATTGTTGCATTCAAAGATATTTTTGAATTCCCGCAAAATGTAGATAAAGTTGTAATAGAAGAAAGTCTCAAAAGTTTCTCTTATGGTTTATCTTCTATTAATACAATAATAACTTTAGCAAAGATGAATGCTTCATTTTCGTTCTTTCTATTTGAGAAGTATAAACTATATCCAGAATATATAAACGCTTCATCTGTTAGAAAAATAATCGGAATAAAAATTGATAAAAATTCTAGTGTTGATAAAAAGCAGCAAATATTTGATTTTATTGACAAAAGTAATAATCTATTTGTTCTTCTCAATAGAAACGATAACATCGATAAAAGAAATTGGGACGTTTCAGATGCGATAGCTATTAATCTCGCTATTGTTAAAAAAACAAAACAAACCTCATAACATATAATAACCCTGTGGATCTCGTAGATATTTTAAGAAGAGCGTTCAACGAAGAAGGTTACATTAAGGGTGATGAAATTGCGTTTTTCTGTCCTAAGCATGACCATCATAAAAGAAAGCTCTGTATCAACTTAATCACGCAAAAGTGTCACTGTTGGATTTGTGATCTATCTGCGCGTTCTATTCACTCTCTTTTCAAAAAACTTAAGTTCGATACGTCGCTTCTAAAAAACACTCATTATCATGTCGAGGAAATCTTCGAGGAAAACAAACAACAAGCTCAGATCGTAAAACTTCCAGACGAATTTCTTCCGCTTTGTTACAAACAAAAATCAATTTTTTACAATCAAGCTCTAGCATATCTTAGGAGTAGAAACGTAGAAGACTTACAGATTCTAAGAAACAAAATCGGTTATTGTGAATCTGGCGAATATAGGGGCAGAATAATATTTCCATCATTCGATTCTAATGGGAAACTAAACTACTTTGTAACACGATTATTCTTGAGTTCAGAAAGCCGACAAAAACATAAAAACCCTACAGCTGAAAGACAGAACATAATCTTTAATGAACAAAATATAGATTTCTCGAAGCCGATTACAATTTGTGAAGGAATCTTTGATTCGTTTGTTTGTGGAAGAAACTCTATTCCTCTTCTTGGATCTTCTGTATATGAAAACTTAATAGAAAAGTGCGTGAAACAAAAATGTCCAGAAATATTTCTTGTTCTCGATCCTGATACATACAAATTTGAAGATAACAATTCGAAACTAGTTAGAATTTGTAAGAAGCTATTACAATATGATCTTACAGTTAAGTTCATAGATGTAAGACCATATAAAGATGTTGGAGAAATGTCGAAAGACGAATTTATTTCAAGAAGAAGTAGTGCAATGACTGTTGATGATCGGTTCTTATTCAATATAAAAATGGGAGAGATGAATGATTATAGTACACCTTGCTGATGTGCATATTCACAATGCAATTCGTCACGAACAATATAGAGAAGTTTTTTCTGAGTTTTACAAAAGACTCGAAGTTATTAAACCAGATGCAGTTGTTATTGTTGGGGATCTAGCACATAATAAGACAGAGCTTTCTCCAGAATTCGTAGACTTATGTTCTGAATTTTTAATTAATGTTTCTCGTCTCACAAAACGTCTTGATCTAGTTGTAGGAAACCACGACTGTAACCTTAAAAATCGTAATCGGCAAAATGCTATTTCACCAATTGTGTCCCTTATAAAAAGGACAAACATAGAAAACCTAACTCTATTTAAAAAATCTGGAATTTATGATATAAATGATAAGTTTCGCTATGTTGTTTATTCAATTCTTGATGACGAAAAACCAGTTGTCGACAATTCAGACAAAGTTACGATTGCTCTGTTTCATGATATAGTTGATTCTGCTATTACTGATCTTGATTTTTCTTTATCATCAAACTATAAACTTGATTACTTCGATGGATGTGATATTGGGATGTTCGGTGATATACATAAAGGACAGTCTCTTGACAAAGAAGGGCGCTTTCGTTATGCTGGTTCATTCATTCAGCAAAACGCTGGCGAGTCTCTCGATAAAGGCTTTTTGGTTTGGGATATCGAGGACAAGAATAAGTTTAGTGTAAAGAAAGAATTTATTTATCCGAAAGGTCTATATTGCTCTCTGACTATTGATGAGAACTTCAACATCACTGAATCAACGAAACTGCTCAATAATAGCAATATAAAAGTATATTATCCAGCGTCGATTGACAAAAAGAAACTCCATGAATTTGTAAGCTCTCTATATACGAAGTATGATGCGAATGAAGTTACTCCAATAAAGAACAATAACATCAGTATAAATTCTCAAAAACAAAACAGCAAAATATCTTTTTCTCTTGAGAAATATCTTGAAAACAAAAACATAGATCTAAAAGAACAGATTGTTGCACTTGATAGAGACATAGAAACAAAAATAGATGTTGGTTTATTTGCAAATAGAGGTCTTATTTGGGAAATCAAAGAACTTTCTTGGTCTAATATTCTAGCTTATGGTGAAGATAATAAAATCGATTTCACAAAACTAAATGGAGTTACTGGTGTTATTGCTGAAAACAGAATGGGAAAATCGTCTCTCATTGATATCATTCTTTGGACACTATTTAATGAGACCTCTAAAAAGAGTAAGAAATCAAGTTGGATAATTCACCATGGAAAAAAAGATGCTATCAGCAAAATGCTTATCTCTACGAATACAGGAGATGAGTATGTTATTGAGAGAAAAATAACAAGAAAAAAAGATAGTGCATCAACATCTGTAGATTTCAAAAAAATATCAGGCGGAATTGAAATATCTCTTAATGGAATAGATAGAAACGAAACTGATAGAAACATAAGACAGATATTTGGTACTTTTGATTCTTTTATTATGACATCTCTTGCTCCGTCTGGAATGATGAACAACTTTGTGAAAAATATTGAATCTGAACGACTTAATGTTCTTTCAACGTTCCTTGGTCTTGATGTATACAAAGCAAAATACAAGATTGCAAAAGAAGAATCTGACGACTTAAAATCGGCAATAAAAGCATATAAAGACGTTGATTTCGATAAGCAAATTTTTGAAGCAACAAGTGAAGTTGCGATTCAAGAAACACAATATGACGTTATTAGTAGAGAGCTTGAAAATAAAAAAGAGAAACTTAGTAATGTTGTTTCTAAAATATTTGAACTAAAAAGCTCATTGAATAATGGAATAGATGTTAAAGAATCTATAGATTTGCTAACCGAAAAGAAAAACGAACTCGATGTTAAAGTAAACAACTGTAATATTTCTCTCGATGAAGAAAACAAAAATGTAGGAGAATATCTCGGAAAAATATTTTTCTTATCTGAAGCTTGTTCACAAATAAATGTTGATTCTTCTATTGAACAGAGCTATTCTCTCAATCAAAAGATAATCGATAAAATAGAAAACGCACTTATTATAGTAAGCAAACAAAAAGAGAATATAGTAAAAGCTACATCGATTCTTGATAAGGTAAATTGTGATAGAGCCGATTGTATTTTTATAAAGGATGCAATAGAAAAGAAAACCGAATTATTAAAAGTCGATAATGAAATTGAGAACCTAACAAATGAACTGAAAAGTTCAAGTGAAAGAAAAATAGAGATAGAAAACGAATACAATAAATACAAAATAAATAAAGCTAAAAAAGAAAGTATTCAGAAAGAAATATCGTCATTAAATAGTAAAGTAAATAAGAGCAACTCAAACATAAATTCAGTTCAACAACAACTAAATAATATCTTAAACACACTGAAGACAATACAAGAAAAAATAGACAAAGTAAATAAAAATAAAGAGCTGATAGAACAAAATAATAGAATAAACACAGAAATCAGCACTATAACAAGTGAACAAAAAGAAATTGAAAACAGTGTGGTGCAAGTAGAGAAAAAACACAATCTTATTGTACAATCAATAGGAGCTGCCAAAGCGAAGCTGCAACAGTCAACTGACAGCAAATTCAAGTTCTTTGAAACGAAGAAGAAATATGATGCATATGAAAAATATCTTGAACTAACATCGAGAACTGGAATTCAACTTGAAGCTATAGTTGAAAACCTAGAAATAATAAACACAGAGATTCATAACGTCCTAGTTGAAAATGGTTTTTCGTTTGATGTTCTCTTAGAAGAAAATGAAGAAAAGTCTGGTATTGAACTTTTTATAAAAGATGGTGATCAGAAAGTACACTTAGAACTAGAATCTGGTGCTGAAGAAGCTATTTCATCTATGGCAATAAGACTCGCTCTCATAAACATTTGTACGCTTCCAAAGATGAGTGGTTTCATTATTGATGAAGCTTTTGGTGCTTTTGACTCAAAACTTCTTCCAAAGTTCACATCAATTTTCGACTATATAAGAAAATACTTCAAAAACGTAATAGTAATAACACATATTTCAGCAATTAAGGACATCGTTGATTCAAGAATAGAAATACAGCGCACAGATAAAGAGTCAAAAATATTTGTGTGAATCAATAATTATTGATGGAGATGTAAAATGCAATTTTGGAAATCTGGTTGGTTCTATATCATAGCACTTTTAATTCTCGTTATAGCTGCAGGATCAATATGGCATAAATGCTCTATAGACTCTTTGCGAGAAAACAATAATCAACTTCTTAGTCAATTACTCGAAGATAGTAACTATCAAACAAAAAAACTCGATGATACAATTTATGGAATCAAGACTATACAAAATAGTCAGTTGTCTGAAGATCTTCTCACAAAGAAACTGAAAGAGATTCTTGACAAATATGATCTTTCTCAAGTTTATGGTGCTCAAATTCAAATTCAGGCATCAATAAAAAAGATTCTCGAAGGTCAGTCTGGAGCAACAGCAATAATTCCAAGGCCAGCAACAACGACTCAACCGTCTACGACGACAATAATAGTAAGGGAGACAGGAAATAATGGTAGTGTCAACAATAACGCTAGTGGTGACAATTGCTCTGTTCATAGCAACGATCAACCTTCGACCGAAAATATAAATGTTTGTAATGAATGTCTTGCAACAAATATTGTTCGGGTACCATTCGAAGATCATAGCGATCCTTTGTTGACAATAACCGGATTTACTGAGAGTGGTATTAGTGTAAACGAATTGGGAACGTATCATTTAGAATTAAAATGGCTTCAAGACATCCTTTTAAGTATCGTTCTTGCGCAAGACGAATCTGGTACTTGGACAACGCTGATAGATTCTAACTCACCAAATATTGATATTTCAAGAATAAGATCAGAAATCACAATTGAGCCATTTGAACAAAAATGGTGGCAGAAGCTCCAACTTGGTGGCGGCATTGCTGCTGGTGGAGGCGGAATGTTAGCAAGCGGAATGCTCGGTTACAAAATCACAGACCACTTAAATTTACTTGGTGCTTTCTATTATGATATGGCATTCGACGGAACAATTGAAAACTATAATGACCACGCCTATTATGGCTTAACGCTAATCGGCAATTTGTAAGAAGGAAGGAAAAATAATGGCCCTCGATAAAGTACCGTATTTCTGTCCAAATCTTAAAAATGGTGAGAAATGTGGAAAGATTCTCCGTCCATTTGATGTATTCATGTGGGAACGTCTTGGTATATGCCTCGATTGTGCTTCTGATCTCGAAACTCATATAGTTGCATCTGGAGCTCCAGAACTCAGTGAAGAATATAAAAAGAAGGTTCTTTGTGCATTCGAAGAGATTCGTAAAGAAAATGAAGGAAAAGGCTTTCAAATCTATAAGTGATGATATATTTATTATAAGGGAATAACAATAATGTCAGAAAAAAAAGAAGAATCAAATCATCTCGAAAACGTTCTAAATATATGGGACAAAATCTCTCGATCTTTCAACAGTATAGAAAAGACTTCTCCATCTATCGGTTTCGGAATAAAGTTTAATGAAGATAAACAATTTTGTATCTATTGTTCGTCATATGAAAATCATCTTCAAGATCCAGATAGAAAAAACAATGCTCTCAAAGAAGCATCGGCGAATGTTGATGGTCTTCTCAAGAAACTGAAGGAAAATCTGAAGAAAGACTTTGATGAGACACTCAAGGCAAAAATTGTTGCTGAGAGTTCAGACGTTGAATGTATATCACTCAATGGACGCTTTAAGCTCACATTTAAAAAGCTCTATGAAATGGATCAGAAAGAAGGGAAGGAATAACATGAACTTAAGAAAGACGATCAGAGAAGTTATGTCAAAAGACGAAGAGATTCCTGGATTTGGAAAAGATTATTCTAAAGAAGAACAATTTGAAGCACTACGTGAACTAGAAAAAACAATAGGTCGGCGCAGTCCTGGGGGCAGTGGCAGTGGCCTTTGGGCTTCTATAAAATTTTCAAATTCTTCGTACAATAAACTTCCTAGAAATGTAAAAGACGCTTGGGATAATTTTGAAGAAGCATTTATGAATCTTAATAGTATAACAAATGAAACAGAAGGCGATATAGGAGAAGAACTCGGAATTAAAGGATACGAGAGAAGATGAACCTAAGAAAAGAAATAAGAAAGGTTATTAGAGAATAGAGAGATAGCGATAGTGAGAAGACTGAGCTTGAAAGACTTCGTTCCAATAAATTTCAAAAAATAAACACAATCTTAGAACATGATCTTCCTCTAGCCATTCAGGCTGAACTCGATGCTCTCGACAGTCCCAGTGATAAGAAAAAATTTCTTGAACAACTTAAGAAAATAGAAATAAAACTAAATGTAAAAATATCGATTCCGTCTGAAGATAAAGCTACTAGTCCAAGACTAAAAATATATTAAGACCTACTAAAAGTTCCACAAAATCATAATTAATGTATGGCTGATCCAAAACATGACTCTTCTGGTCTCACAAAAGAGTTTATTGACTGTAAAGATATCAAAATATTAGACAGCAAGTTTAGTATTTTATGTAGATGTTGTAATACATATATAGGTTCACAAGGTTTTTCTGGTCATCTATTAGCTCAACATAATATCTCTAGAATTGAATACGCTTGGAAGCATCATACTGATGAAATATGTAATTGCGCTGTCTGTAACAAAAATTATTTTAGAAGTTATGGTTACATTAGGTTACGTCTTAAAAATACTTGTAATAACAAAAAATGCATGAATCAATTTAGAAAAATGTCTATTGAAAAAAGTTTTTTAAAAAAATATGGATTTAAAAATTCTTTTGTGACTCCTCATATACAAAAAAAAGTTATTGAAAATTCAAAAAAGACGTTAAAAAGTAAAAACATTTATCATATTTGCGCTTTGAAGAGAGCAGAGAATTTAAGAAAAAAAGGTCTTTTATCTGTTATAGGTAAAAAAACTCTTTTAAAAAAGAGACAAAACGGTTATTACACTGAAAAATTTCTCGTTAAAAGAAGTGAGTCAGCTATTAAGGGAGTAAATACAAGAAAATCAAAAGGAGCTATTTTTAATAGACTTGTTTCTTTGAAAATTTCTGAAACAAGAAAGAAAAATGGGACGTATAACAAATCAAATCCAGAAAGCAAGTTTGGGTCATTTTTGAGTTCAAAATTTAATTGCGTTCATAATCAAATAAGTATAAACTCAAATGAATTTATAAAACTGTTTGGCTTAAGACTAGAAGATTACAAAAAATCTTTCACTTTTGATTTTGCTGTTGTAGAAGATGGTCGAATTATTTTTATATGTATTGATGGTATCTATTATCACGGTCTTGATAGACCAATAGTTGAAATAGCAAATTTAAGAACAAAGACAGACAAAACGATATTTGAAACATATTATAGAGATAGATATCTTGAAGACTATATTTCTAGCAAGAATATGTGTATAAACGTAGTAAAATTTTCTGATGTTTCTATTACTAATTTTCTTAAAAACAAAACTGAGAAAATGTTACCATATTATTGTAATGGCGAATCAAATCAATTAGATTCATTTTGGAGAAAGTTTTATGGCTGATCCAAAACACGATTCGTCTGGTCTCACAAAAGAGTTTATAAAGTCTGAATTTTTGAAATGTGCTGATAGTGTAGAGTACTTCCTCGATCAATATGGCTATATAAGAACAGAAGAATTTGGCATAAAAAGATTTGAGCTCTTTGACTACCAAAGAGAAATATTACAAGAACTTCAAGAAAATCGCTACCTCGCAGTTCTAAAATCAAGACAGCTCGGTGTTTCAACGATAATTGCTGGCTTCATTGCTTGGTATATTCTCTTTCGAAAAGCTCGTCACGTTTTCATTATGGCAACAAAGAGAGAAAAAGCTGGAATCTCTTTTGAGATGGTAAAAACCTTTGTTACTGAATGTCCACAATGGCTTAGATTATATTCTGTTGTTAAGAACAATTCGATGCGCTTTGAGTTATCAAATGGATCATGGGTAAAGAGTCAAGCTACTTCTATGGACGCCGGTGTTGGTGAAGCAGCATCTCTGTTCTTTATTGACGAAGCTGCTCTTATTGAGAAACTGAGAGAACATTGGGTAGGGCTCTTCCCGACTATTTCTTGTGTAACTGGCAACACAATGATACTCACAGAGAGTGGTTTCAAAAGAATTGATGACATCTGTAAAGACATTAATGAAGGAGAATATAGTAATAAAGTCAATGGTTTAAAAATATATGGAAGAAAAGGTATCGAAGAAGTTTCTCATGCATATGTTTCTCCAAAAAGTAAGACGAAGATAATAACAACTAGACATGGTCTCCAACTTGAAACAACTCTTATACATCCATTATTGAAGCTCACTGAAAACGGATCTGAAATGACTGCAATGGAAAATCTCAAGATTGGAGACTGTCTCCGCGTTGATGTTGATATGAATGTATGGGGAAATAATAACTTCGTTGGTCATAAACAGCTCAAATATCTCACAAAAAATTTCGCATATATTTTAGGTGGATATGTTGCTGAAGGTTGGATAACTGGTTCTAAAGATATTAACGATATAGGAAATGGAGTTTTAATTAGTAACGAAGACGATGAATTTAGAAAAGTGTTCTTAAAAAATAAAGTTATAAAAGAGTTTCATAGTCAAAAGCCAGACTACGAAGGAAGTAAAGGAAAACTTATTTGCTGTTCGAAAGAGATGGTTAGACTTTTTAAAGCTATTGGCATAAACAGGGTTAATAAAAGTCATACAAAACACATTCCAGAAAAAATATTTGAATGCTCAAAAGAAATCATTGGTTCTTTTTTGTCAGGGCTGTTCGATGGTGATGGTTGTATAGGAGAAAAAGGAGACATTGTTTTAGTAAGTTCGAGTCACAAGTTATTAATACAAACTCAGTTATTATTGTTAAATTTTGGAATCGTTTCTTATATACGATTGATGCATGATGATGACTTACAAAAACTTTTAGATAAGGGATGCGTATTACCTAGAGGTAAGTTACCAAAGAGTGCACATAATTGTTGGAAGCTATCTATTTCAAGAAGCTATTTAACTGTCTTTAAACAAAATATTGGATTCAGAATAAAACGTAAAAACGACAGACTTAGAAAACAATCAAAAGAACGAATTCAGATTTGGAAACGCGAAACAATTCCAAAACATGTTGTCGTTGAACAGTTCAAAGACATAATCAAGAATTCAGGTAAGTCCAAAAGTTTCTTTAGAAGAAATAAAGTTAGAACAGATCTTTTATATGTTGATAAGTATAAGAAAATAACTTTCAATTGGATCTGTAAGTTTGTAAATATAATAAGAGAGCAAAATATAAAAATAACTGAAAGTCAAGATAGACTATTTAACGATCTGATTGAACATAGATGTTTTTGGGACGAGATCGTTGATATAAAAGATTCTGAGAATATCACTTATGACTTTACAGTACCAAAGACACATTCATTCCTACAGAACGGAATAATAGGTAGTAATACAGGCGGAAGATGCGTCATGGCTTCCACGCCGAGAGGTGTTGGAAACAAGTTTTGGGAAATAGTTACTGGTGCTCAAAACGGAGAAAACGAATTTAAAGTAAAAGAATATCCATGGAGCAGAAGATTCTCGAGGGAATGGTTTGAAAAAGAGAGAATAGGAAAAACAACAAGAGAAATTGCGCAAGAATATGAATGTAAGTTCCTCGAATCTGGTAATACATTTCTTGACACTAATATCTTTGAAAAAATCAATGAAACAATTTGCGAACCAATTCAAAAAAGAGGAGATCTTTGGATTTGGAAGAGTTCTGAATTTGATCAAAGATACTTGATTGGAGCTGATGTCGCAAGAGGAGATGGTGGTGATTTTTCTGCGTTTTGTGTCATGAATGTTGCTACAGGAGAAGTTGTTGCTGAATATAGAGGTAAGATCAAAACAAATGATTTTTCAGAGTTTCTTGTGAACATTGGACGAGAATATAATAATGCATTAATAATTCCAGAATCGAACTCTTATGGTGATGCTGTAATTCAAAAAATTCTTGAACTCGAATATGAAGATCTTTATTTTTCTACGAGGTCGCTTGGTGGAATGCCATTTGGTGTTCTCACTTGTTGGGAATCAACTGGAAACAAATCAGCGAAAGCTGGTCTTCATACAACGTCTACATCAAGACCAAGTATGCTTCAGAAACTTGAGGAGCTCCTTCGACTTGGAGCTATTACTATTCGCTCAAAGAGATGTTATGATGAATTTACAACATTCATTTGGAAGGGACAGAGACCAGAAGCAACAAGAGGGAGTACTGACGATATTATAATGTCTCTCGCAATTTGTGCAGTTATAAAAGATAGACACTTCAAAGAAATTGAAAAAACGATACAAAAAATAGATACTCTTGTTTCAGGCTTCATTTCATCGAGAGAAGCATTTGATATAGGAAAAAAACCTAATAACAATAATGAAGCTGAACACCTTGCACTATTGATAGCAAAGATTTAGTTTTGTGATAAAATAGGATTGAAAAATGTTTTTCTGTAAAATATGTAATAAGAAATGCGAAAATAGAAAAAGACTAAAACAGCACATTTTTTCTTCTCATAAAATAACAATCAAAAACTATTCAGAGCGCTTTCTAACAGATGAATGGATAGAATGTCATAATTGTAAAAAATATTTCTATAAACGATTTTGTGCACAAAAAGAACGAAATTTTTGCTGTAAAGGTTGCGCAACGAGTTGCCGAAACATAGAAAACGGCATCAGCGGAAAAGCAAAAGAATATAGTGATAAAAGAATAGCAAGAATGAAGAGTGATGGTTCTTATGAGCAAATGATAAATAAACTTAAAATGAGCCTAACAAATAGTGAAAAACTAAAACAGAGCCAAAGAGAAAGAGTAAGAAAATTAAAAGAGTCTGGAAAATTTGATCAAACAATTAAAAAAATGGTTGAAACAAGAAGAAAAGAAAATTCTTTTTCGACTGGTCAGATAAAAGCTAAAGAAACGAGAAAAGAGAATCATACTACATATAATGAGGTAGTCGAAAGAATAAGAAAAAAAGATCCAGATTTTTATCACAAAAATGCAGCTAAAACTCAAGCCACAATGAAAGCTAATGGAAATAGCGCTGGAGTAATAACAGCAAAGTCAAAAGAAAAAGTGAGACTATCAAGAATAAATAACGATACGACTCATAAACAAGTTATCGACAGACTAAAGAAAGAAAATCCAAGTTTTTTCGTAGAGAATGCTAAAAAAGCAAGTAATACTATGAAATTGAATTGTTCGTATGGAAAATCGAAACCAGAAGAAGAAAAATACAAATCACTGTGTTGTTTTTTTAACGACGTCGAAAGACAACATAACGTTGAATTTATTGATTCAAACAACAAAAAAAGACTTTCAATAATTGATTTTGTTGTTTCTGTAAATGAACAAAGATTTTTTATAATGCAAGACTCTTCTTATTGGCACGGTCTAAACAAGACTGTAGAAGAGTTAAAAGAATCAAAGAACAAAAGAGATCACAAAATATATGAAACGCATTTTAAAGATGTAGAAGTGAATAAATATTTTCAGGACAATAACATAAACTTTATTCGATATAGTGATTATGACGAAGAGCCGTATTTTGTTTGTGGTAACAGTTCGCAACTTGATTTATTTTTCAGCAAATTAAGGAAACAAGAAAATGGATAATAAAAACGATGGACCGAAGTTCGGAAACGTAAGTACGTTTCGTAATCTTTGGCGTTTGATGAAGCGCGGTTCGCTCGTTTCGTCAAGAATAAAGCCGTCTCTCGATACGAAAGAAGAAGTCACTTCTTTCATGCGAGATTTTGGACTTCAAAGAAGCAATCTTGGAGCGTCACAATGGTTTGGTGATGGGTCAAATGCAAACTATGATACGAATAGGCTTGCAAGGTACACTGAGTTTTGCCTTATGGAGTCCGTACCAGAAATAGCCAGCGCTCTTAACCTCGTAGCTGATGAAGCTACTTCGCGTTCTGAAGATGGAAAAGTTTTATTCGTAGAATCTGAGAATGAGTCAATAAAGCAAATTCTTGAATCGTTATTCTTCGATATTCTTGACATTGATTTTTATATTTGGGGGTGGGCGAGAACACTCTGTAAATATGGCGACTTCACTCAGTATATCGACGTTCATCCAAAAAATGGCATTGAACGTCTCATAACAATTCCAGTTAATGACTTTGAACGACTCGAAGGTTCAAAGGAAGATCCTCAAGAAATAAGATTCAAGTGGTTAACAACAAACCGCTTACTAGAAAACTGGCAGGTTGCTCACTTCCGTCTTCTCGGTCAAGATAAATTTCTTCCATATGGAACATCGTTCATTGAGGGAGCTCGATCTTTCTGGCGGAAACTCGTTCTCATGGAAGACGCAATGCTTGTTTATCGTGTTCTTCGAGCTCCAGAAAGAAGAGTTTTTTATATCGACGTTTCAGGTGTTCAACCACAAAACGTTGAAGAGTTCATGCAAAAAATTAAGGCGAAACTTAGAAATGCAAACGTTGTGAACAAGCTTTATGGTAAAGTTGATCAAAGATTCGACCCACTCGATGTTTCTGAAGACTACTTTATTCCTCAAAGAGGTGACAAAACAAATAGAATTGAATCACTTCCAGGTGGTCAACATGTCAATGATATTGAAGACGTAGAATATCTTCTCAAGAAACTGATTGCTGCTCTTGGAATACCGAGAGCATATTTGACGTATGAAGAAGATCTTGCAAATAAATCAACTCTCGCATCTCTCGATATTCGTTTTTCAAGAACAATAGAAAGAATACAGAGAGCTATAGTTTCTGAACTCACAAAGATTGCTATGGTCCACTTGATTTCTCAAGGATATTCAGGAAAAGATCTTCTTGGTTTCGATTTGAAGCTAACGAATCCATCGAACCTCGCTTCAATGCAGAAACTTGACCTTCTCGAAAGAAGAGTTCAGGTTGTCTCTGGTCTCAATAATGAAAAGTTATTCGATCGTTCCTATGTTCTAAAACGCTTCTTCAATCTCAAAGATGATGACATTAAGCAAATAAATATTGGAAGAATGAAAGATGCTTATGTTGATGGGCAAATTGCATTCGTTGAACAAAAGGCTGGTGAACAAGGTTCTGCTGAAGGTGGGGGTGAGATGATGGGTGGAGGCGGTGGTGGAGGAATGATGGGTGGTGGAGGTGCTGAACCTCCTGTTGAAGGAGAAGAACTCGGTGGTGAGGAACTCGGTGGAGAAGAAGCAGAGCTTGGTGGTGCTGAAGAAGGTGGAGCAGAAGCTGAAGTTGGTGGCGGTGAAGGTGAACTCGTGACTGCTGCAAATGATGCATTTGATAAAGCAAGGGCAAAGAAAAAAGAAACAGATTATGAAAGAAAAAGAAGGCAGTCGAAGAACAGAAATCAAAGTGGTCTTGTTGATTTAAGCAATGATGTTACACATGATGACGATGATACAATGCATGATCCATATGGAAAAAAGACATTTTCTCGCCTTGCTCACGGCATCGAATCTGAAATGGTTTCACTAAATCTCGGTGGGAAAAATAGACTTCTAACAGAAATCATCACTAGTGGAATAAATAAAGTGAAATTTGAAGACAAAGAAGAGCTCGATGTTTCTATTGAAAATGACGATAAAATCACTTCAGAATAATAATTAAATAGTAGAAAACTATCTTTTTAGGGAGATTCAATGAATCACCACAATAAAAAAACAAACATTGGTCTTATTTATGAGTTTTTGTCTCATGAAGTCGCTTCGAGAATGTTGAAAAACAAAGAAACTAAATCTGTTTTTGATGTTATTGAAAAATATTTTAAGAATAGCGTTTTAAAAGAAGAGCTCGAGATATTCAAAGCAATTTCGTCACTGAAGGGAAAAGAAGAAGTTGTTGTCAAGAAGTCTTTAAAGGAAATAGCAAAGTTCGCTCAAAAAATAAATAGGGACAGATCTCTAAAATTAAAGACAGATCTCATAAAAGAAATAAAAGAAAAGTTGTCAGATAAAGTTTTTGATTACAAAATAGACAATTATAGGTTATATGCTTCCATTCAAATGTTTATCAATTCCGCACAAAAGGGAACTTTGAAAGAATCAATTGACAATGTGAACTTTGAAAACGAAGTAATAAAGATCCTAGCAGAAAACCTCAAAGAAGATAAAAAGTGCTCAAAGACGAAAGTCGATAACTTCTTATTCATATCAGCAATTGATAATATCACAGAATCAATGAAGTCACTTAACGAGTCGCAGAAGTCTCTAATGCTTCGTTATCTCGACTCAATATCGACATCTAGTACAAAGAAGTTCTTCGGAGACATTCTCAATGAAAATAAGAACAACTTTGGTTTCAAGACACTTAATGAAGAGATCTCAAAGAAACTAATTGTTGCAAAGAAAAAATTTGAGAATTGTCTATCTGATGATCATCTCGAAGAAGATCAAAAATTGAGAATTGCTCTCGAATATGTAGAGCTCTTTGATGAAATAAGAGGAAATAAATGAACAATATAAAACTCATTGAACAAGTGAGAGAGCTCTTCAGTGAACAAGAAGAAAAAGGAATCATTGAAGGAAAAATTGAAGAATCCTTCAAAGCAACGTTCGCTCAATTTGATCTCGAATCGAATAGCATAAAAGTAGAAAAGATCGATTCAGTGAAAGATATTGTTACAGGAACACTGAAATACACAGCTATCGGTCTTAATATCAACACAAAGTTTGTCTTTAAACAAAAAGAATCACTGCTTGCTCTTGGTGAGCTATAAGAGAGGGAGAAACAGAAAATGAATCTCAGAAAAGAAATAAAAGAGACAATTCGAGAGCAAGTTGAAATGGACTCTATAGATGCAACTGAAGAAATAGACGAAATTAGAAATATTACTAATGTTTTTTTTGACAATGTAAGTAAAAAAATAAAGAGAATGCATTCATATTTTGTTCTAACAGATAAAAATTATGGAACAGAGTGTACTTATTATTCTGTTGAGGCTCTTGTTAAACTTGAAGATATTTACTATGCTATCAAGAATTTAAGAGACGAATTGTATAAAGCTCAATAAATGAGGAGTTAAACATGAAAAAAATAAAGTTGAGTGAACTCAAGAGAATGATTAGAGAAGAAACGAAACCCACAAGAGTTTGGATTGATTTTAAAGATCGAGTCGATATGATAAAGGCGAATCTCGATCGCTTCGTCGGTCTTCTTCCTTATAACATTGGAAAAGATTCAACGTTCGATCCAGATGCTGATTGGAAAGTTGTTGAGCGTTTTCTTGGAAAAATGAAGCTCATGTCAATCGAACTAAATGAAATAGTTGAAAAGGATTAAAAATATGTCGACACTTAAAAAACAAATCATAAAGCTGTTCGAAGATTCGTCAGAAGAAGACAAGAATAAGAATAAAGTTGATGATGATCTCGAACTTCTGCTTGATGGCGATTCAACAGAAGAGTCAGACGATGCTTTCGATAAATGTCAAAAAGCTTGCGATGACTCTTATGAGAAATGCGATGCTTCTTGTGAAGGTGACACTTCGTGCGAAGACAGTTGCATGGAAAAATATAATGCTTGTGGAGAAAAATGTGAGGATCTCGATGAAGAAGGCCTCAATGAAGCACGAAGAGATCCAAAAGCTCCACGTGTGACGAATATCAAGTGGCGAAGAGGTGGTGTTCTCGGTCCTCGTACATCAAAGATTCCAGAAGATACATTTAAGGAGTTCATTGATCAGGGAAGAGATGATTCAATTATTCTCTCATGGTTATCACATAAGTTTCGAGGAATTCCTCTTTCTTTCGAATGGACAACGTTTGCGGGAGCTCCGATAAAAGAAGATAATGATAAAACAGTACCTCTCCAACGTCGTAAAATGATATTAACTGGAGATAAAGAAATAGACGACTTCATGAAACAAAACGATATTTTGATGGATGAATACGAACTTGTTTGTGATATCATTGAGCGAACAGTTCAAGACGATGGAACTTTTGATAGCGTTATCGATCAACTCCACGATGATCTCCCGGTTCTCACAAATGGCCGCGTTCCAATGAAGATAAAAGAACTAGCTAAGAAACTTTTTATTGAATATGGTGGTACTGTTCCTCTCGACGAAGCGAACGATGAAGGTGAACATGATATCGATGAACTCGATTCGAGAGAGGAACGAGAGAAACTCGAAGATGACGAGAAACATCGAGATGAGTATCATGACGATATTGATAAAGAGGAAGATGAGAAGATGGATGAAAATAAGAAGCTCAAAGAGCAAGTGAAGAAACTGTTCAAAGAAGATGTTGAAGTGAACATTCCACAAAGAGGCGACTTTGCTGTTGCTGAACTTTCTCCTCAAGAGAAGCAAGAAGTCGTGTGGACATTTGCCGGAGAATGTGCTGATGTCATTGAAAAAATGATTGAATCGAATGTCTCGCTTCGGTCTCTTTACGGTTACGAAATTCCGAGGAAGTCAGAAGTGATGCACGCGAAATTATTCGATTTTATTTTGGCGGAAATAGATCGAAGTTAAATGATTAAGATTTGTAAATTTTGTAATAAGCCTGTAAAATGTGTCAATCAACATTTGTCGAAAAAACACATAACAGAAGAGTGTGAGTGGGTAAAAAACAATCTTTCGAGTGACATTTTGCGAAGACTATATGAGAGAAAAACTATTAGTGAAATAATAAAACTTTTTGATTCATGTTTATCAGACACAATAGAAAGACTTTTTATTAAGAGACAAATGGATTTCTGTGCACAAAGAATTTGTAAAAAATAATTATAGAAAGGCGTAAACAATGAACATTAGAGAACAAGTGAAGAAACTCTTCGAACAAGAGAATGACGAATATTCTGACGAAAAAGAAGACGAAGCCCAAAAGAAAGAAGCAAATGATGAAGGTGTGATCCGCATAGAAGCAGAAGAACTTCTCGAATCTATTGAAGATCATCTTAGAGAAGCAATTGAGAATGTTGAAGAATTCATTAATATAACGAAGAAATTCGACATCCGTCTTTCTGAAGAAGCTCGTCTTTACATCCTTGGACACTTAAGGGCTTTCAAAGATGATCGAAGTCAAATGGGTTCAATCAAGTCATTGTATAACGGATTGACGGAGAAGGAGGAGGAGTATTAAAAATGAGATTCCAAGAAATGATTGATGAGGCAGTCGAAACAATAAAGAATATTGAAGAAGCGCACAAAGAAATGAAAGAACTTCTTGTTTTTAAACACAAAGGGGCCGGGGCCGATTTTTGGGAGTCAATAAAGAATGATTTTTCCATCGCGATAGAACTTCTCGATGATGTGGACAATACGATAGAAAGTAAGCTCGCTGAACTTGAAGATGAAGATGATGGAGAATAAAATGAACCTAAGAAAAGAGATAAGAAGAACTCTCAAAGAAGTTCGAATCAAGCAAGAAGTAAATGTAAAGATCGAATTTATTCCCGATGATGCTGGAAGCGGAGGCTATTTTAAACTTGAAGAAGATGGACATCCGTTGGTTCGAGATCAACTTACTTTTGATGAAACGTTAAAAATATTCAGACAACTTCTCAAAAACATGGCGAGCAATAGTTTGTGAGAGATTACTCATATGCTCAAGTGTGAACATCTAGATTGTGAAGGAAGCGAAAGAGAGTTTGCTTCTGAGCACGATCTAAAGATTCACTTTACTCTTAATCATACAGGAAAAGCTGTCCAACGATTTGTTGTAAATGTAAAGTGTCAAATGCCCGGATGTGGAAGAACATTTGAAACAGAAAGAGCTCTTAAAGGACATTTTCGTCATGCTCATCCTGAAATAACGAAGGAATGGTATGCTGAACACTTTCGAACGAATGAGTGGACGACATGTCCAATTTGTGGAAAGGAATATTATCGAACGCTAAAAGCACAGCGAATAGGAAAAAATCCAACTTGTGGAAATAGAGAATGCTATCTCAAATTCATTGATGCAAAGAAAAAAGCAACTTGTTTCGAAAAATATGGCGTCGATCACCAAATGAAAATTCCGGAAGTTTGTGCAAAATGTCATACAAAAGAATCTGAAGAACGGAGAAGAGAAACATATCTCGAGCGCTATGGTTATGATAATCCTTTTAAGAATCCAGAATGGCATCATGATTGGGATGAGCATAGTAGAGAATGTGCTCGCGAGTCTTACAAAGAAAAAACGGGTTATAACAGTCCGCTTGCTAATCCAGAAGTAAGAACAGCTTTTGAAAATGAACGAGAACAAAAAACTGGCTATCGAAATCCATTAAGCAACCCAATAATACGAGAACAAATAAATGAGACTATAGATAAGCAATCGGGCGGCCGCATGGTGATTATTGAAAAAGGACAAGTAACATATAAGAGCAAAACTGGTTATAAATGTGCATTTGCTAATCCTGAAGTCCACAAAATGATCGATGATGAGCGCGAAGCGAAAACCGGTTATCGTAATGCAATGCAAAATCCGGTAATAAAAGAAAAGACACTTTCAAACGAAAATTATATAAATCGAAAATCAAAATACAAAAAAGGTTGGTATAAATCGACTAAGACGGGAGCTTGGGAACATTTTGATTCTTCTTATGAATATGTTCGTTTCCTTCAACTCGACGAAGATTCAAATGTTTTTTATTGGCATAAAAATAGATCTCAAATGATAGAATATCAAAAGTATAATATTGAAACAGATTCTTTCTCTTCTTCAAATTGTATTCCAGATCTATTCGTTATTTATGTCGATCTACATATCGAAGTTGAAGAAATAAAAGGCGCTGAACTGTCTATAAACACTTGGTTGAAACTTGATGCAATTTCTAAGTTTTGTACAAACAACGATATGACTTTCAAATATCTAATGCAAGAACATATTATGTATAATGAGCATTGGAAGTCTAAATATGATGATTTTGTAACATCATACAAAAGAGAGGATTGGAAACAAAATGTCAGATAAGCTGCTGCTTGTAGAAAATAACTTGTTCGAATATAAAGCCGAAAAAAGAAATGATCATATATTCCTTACGGGTCTGCTTAGTCGCGCAGATTCTAAAAATTTTAACGGGAGAATTTATCCAAAGAGTCTTCTTGAGCGCGAAATGAAGAACTACGAAGTGCTCATAAAAGAACGTAGATCTCTGGGACAACTCGATCATCCCGAAGCTTCAATTATCGAACTTAGTGATGTCTCTCACCTTATTACAGAAATTCATTGGCAAGGATCAGAGTTATTTGGCACACTCGAGCTTTTGAATACTCCAAAGGGAAAAATTGCGCAAGAACTTGTGAATAGCAATATCAAGATTGGAATTTCTTCAAGAGCAGTTGGCTCTCTCAAAGAGAGTTCTGAAGGTTCGATTGTACAAGATGACGCAACTTGGATCTGCTGGGATCTTGTCTCAGAGGCAAGTTGCCAAGGCGCATATCTGAAGAAGCTAAATGAATCATTTAATCCTCTCGACACAAAGTTCATAACTGAATCTGGCAATCATGAAAATCTCTTTTCGAAAGAGTATCGCATAAATCGGATCCTAAATAAACTCATTTGCAATTGCGAAGATCACTGTTTGATATAAGAGGAGAGAGGAGAAATAAAATGAACTTAAGAGAAGAAATAAACATAAGAGGAGAGGAGAAATAAAATGAACTTAAGAAAAGTTTATGCTGATAAAAGAAGTTATTGGTTGGAATTTGTTGCTCATATAAATACTCTTCTTAATGCGAACTTCAAATTATCAAAATTCATTACAAAAGATTATCAAAGAAAAATTGTGATAAGCGATGGCGAAAAATATATCGAAATTTTTCATAATTGGGATAGAGACGGAACTCCAACAAAGCCTGTTACACGCTTAAGCACTAAAATAGATTCAGTATCTCTTGGTAGATACGCGATATGGGAAGAATCAAAATCATATGCAGAAGATATTGCTAACGAAATTGAAAGAAATGATTTAAATGAAACGACCTTCGGAGAAATAAAGAAGACGATAAGAGAGATTATAAAAGAAATCCAAGATGAAGAAGATTATGAAGTATGTATTGACATAAATGGTAAAAGGATTCGTCCTGGTGATTTTATTTCTTTCAAAACGTATCCGAAAGGAACAAGTAGAGGAACAGTAGAAGTATCGAGCAGAGCTACATCGATCGATAATAAGACAGGCAAAGTTTCAAAGGCACTTGTTGTAAGAACTAAAGATGGAACGTTATTTAATATGCCGGGTCCAAGTGCAACAAGAAAGATACTTCAGAAGAATATCAACGAACAACGCAGATGGAAAGAAGAAGCGAAGAAGAAAGAAAAAATATGGTCATGCATTGAATACTTCGCTTCTGGAAACTATAATGAACTTGCTGATTATGAATTTTCAAGTGAGCAACTAATGAAGCAAGCGAAGGATTATATAAAAGGAAGCGATAAGTATCAAGAATTCCTAAAGTGTTGCGAGAAAACTCTGAAAGAGCAAAAGGTCGAAAGCGACACTGTCGGCTGGTATATGGATGGCGAAGGTGGTTGGGCAGATATTCCTCTTCTGAAAGTACATCTCGATTCATCTTTCGTCGGAATCCATAATGATGGAACTTACTTCTTCGACACCGAAGATCCGAGTGAGCGATCTGGTGATATGTTATCTTTTAGAGGATTCTCTGAAGTTCTTCATCGCCTCGGTTTAAAGGTTGATGTGCATAAAGTTTCAGATCAACTTTATAAGTTATCCCCTCAACGTCTGAAACTCAATCTCATTGAAGCAGACATTAATTTGTGGGAACAAAAATCCAAAGATTTAATTCACTCATATCAAGATTGGAAAGACTCTGTAAGAGGAATATACGGAGTTGGTATAAGGCTTGTATTAACAACAGATAGTTCGAAAACATTAGTTTTTCGAGCAAATAAAAAAGTTCTCGGTAAACAACTATCAGCTTATTATGATCATATAGAACAAGTTGGTTATGTAATCAAAGAGCAAGTTTCACCACGCTATAAACACCCAAACAAGTTTTCTAAAGGTGCGACGTTTCCTTATGCTGATGTCGAAATGATGAAATTACCAATAAATAGAGACAGGCTCGTTATTCGTTTCAATGGACGTTTATATGAAATCATGAATGAAGATACTGGCGAGTTCTTCGCAGAAGAGCTCTCATATATCGAACTTGAAGATACACTCTCTCAACTCGACATAGACAGTGAGACTACTCGTTCACTCACTTCGCAAAGTGAGAGTGGTCAAGTGAAGATTCCGTAAAGATGATATGATTGATGAAGTTGAAAGAATTAAGGCGAAATCAAAGAAAAATATAAGGGTGAATAGAGATGAATAAAATAAGACAAGTCATTCGAGAATCTCTTTATGAATTTAAGGACCTCGAAGAAAAAATAAAGACATGGCGCCTCCTCGATGATGAGCAACTTCGGAATGACGATTATGACGCTCTTATCGAAGAAATAAGAGATAAGATGAAGAGTATCGCTCTCGATGTCGCTCAACAACTTGCTCAAATGAAGATCGATTCGATAAAGAGAGACCTCAATAAGATCATTCCGAATAGTGAAAACGATTCATTCGTTAACTTCGTCTTTGAAGATATGATGTTACAAGTTGAACAAACGAACAACTCTCTTGTCTATATCGTTAGTGACATTGTTGAACATCCATATCACTTTAGAGATGAACTCAACGAATATACGAAAGGCGTTCTTTATGGAAAAATTTAGAGACGATGATACTCTCCTTCAACAAATTGTGAACGAACTCATTGATGACATAAAGAGTGATCCGAAGATAAAAAACTTATCGAAGCAACTCGTCGGTCTCGTTGATAGTCGAGCAACTTATTTTTATGGTGAACATTCTCATAAAGGGCTGACTGAACAAGAGATAAAACAGGCACTCATTGAAAGAATTCTCGAGAAAGAAGAAATAACAAATCCAATTGATGCAGCAATCATATCGATAAAGTGAGGAATTAAAATGAATTCAACAAATAAAATATTCAAATTATTACACGACTTTTGGTTATCTTTAGATGGTGAAATAGACTGGACACCACGAATAATGCGAGGGAGCAGCACAGGATCAGAGATTGTTGTAGTAACGTTTGATGACAATTCAAACACTGTAATAATAAGTGTAAAAGACGCTATTGAATTTATTAAAAATCAAAGGTATCGTTATAATAATTTGAGACTTGAAATAAAGAAAATATTAAGAGAGCAATTTACAATTGATGATGATATTGACGTCGTAGGTGGCATCGAAAACATTAAACAAAGAGTTGATCTGATTTTAAACAAGCTTAAAAATAAGCCTAATAAAAAAGAAAACAGAGAAGAAATTGAACAACTTTACGAAGATATTAAGAGTGTTTATGATTTTGTAATCGATAAATGGTGATTTACATGAAATTAACAGAATTTCGAAAACCTCGAATAGACGTTCTTACAACAAAGCAGATAGATACAATTTTATCTCAAAACGATAAACTCATAAAGAGTCCCAATGGCAACAATTCGTATTACAGAGAGTATCTGTTTAAAAAAGATCCAACAGGAACTTCTTGGGGTTGGGCTTATACTCTTGAGATATCAGTTAAAGGAAAAATAAGAATTCTTTTTGATGATCCTAAGTTTGCACATAGTGAAGAATATCATCCACACGAAGTAATATTTTCTGGTGAGTTTATTGACGAGAAATCATTTAGACAATTAATTGATTCGGCTATCGACGTACAACAAAAACATTTTTCTAAGTTAAACCTCAGAAAAGAAATAAGAAGAACTCTTAAAGAGTTCTATCATCCTGTTGTTAAGTATGGTGATCAAGAATATGCAAATCCGTTTGATGATATCAACGACAATAACAAACGCATTGATAAGCTTTCAGAGCAAGATATAGAAAAAGCAATTGGTTCAAAATATATAGAAATTTATCGCGCTTCGTTCGAAAGATTTTCAAAAAACAAAGAAGCGGTATACTCTATTAGTTTTTATCACAATAAACTCGATAAAATGATGGACAAAATTGTTTACATCGTTAAAGATGATAACGGTAAAATTATAGCGCGTTTTAAGTGAGGTCATAATAATATGAGTTGGCAATCGAAGATAAAGAGAGAAATTCGTTCAGCGTTCGGAAATCAACTTGAAAAAGTTAAAGTATTTGATGATAGAGTAGTTTTCTATTGCCCATCTTCATTCGCTTACAAGATTTTGCCACAAATAAAAAAGGAAGTGAAAGAAATTGATCCTTCGCTCATTGTAACTCAAGTTGGTGGTCTCGGGCGATCGTTCAATGGTGTTCAAGTAAGAACGAAATCAGTTGTAAAAGAATCAATATCACAGGTTCTCGAAGGAATTCCTGTATCGATTACTTGCAATGCAACTGAATATCCTTCACAGGCGGAGCTCATTGAAGATGATGGAACGATCGTTTGTTCGAATTGTTGGGCTCCAATGTTCTCTTTATCAGATGACGATCAAACAAACGAAGAGACAAAAAGAGAATTCTTATTTGTTCATGATGTGAAGGGAAACATAAATGAGCAAAAAGAGATCGAAAAACACGACATCTTGAAGAAAATTCGGAAGCCTCTTCCTCCTCAAAAACATAGTATTCACAAAGATAAAACAAAGTATGATCGAAAGAAAGATAAAAAGAAGATCGATATAAATGAAGCGAAGCAGTATGCTGCTGAAGGATTCGATGTAGAACTGACATGTCTTTTGAGTCATAAAAAAGATGGCTATTTAATATATGATCCAAACTATGGTGATTCCTACTTTGGTCCAACATCACAAGAATATAAGTTTAATTGTTCAGTATGCGGTATGAAAACGTCTGATCCACAGTTTGATGAACTACATACATTTTCAAATAGTCTTTCTCTCAATGAATCAGATGAACCAGTTGATGACGATTGCCCACGAGGCTATCATAAAGAATATGATCATCTCGGAAAATCTACTGGTAAGTGTATCAAGGGTGAGACTGATTCTGGAGATGAAGTGAAAGCCGCCCTCAGAAGATATACAACGAGAATTAGTGAAGTCATTCGTAAAGTTGGAAACGAATATGTTCTCTATAGTAAAAAGGAAGATCCAAAGACTGGAAAAAGAAGAGTTCTTGGAAGAAGCAAGACGAGAGAAGGAATTGAGAAGCGAGAGCGTCAAATTCAGTATTTTAAGAATAAGGGATAGAGAGAAGGAAACAAAATGACCAAAATTTATAGAACAACTTTAAGTGAGATTAAAAAATTAATAAAGGAACAATCACATTATTCAAAAGATATGGAAGCTCTTAAACAGATAATAAAAGATCTGTCAAAAATCTCTGAGTCCCAAAAATTAAGTCGATACAACTATGAAGAAGAGCTTCTCGACTCGTGTATCGAAAGACTCAAAGTGATCACATTCGATTACTCACTTGATGACTGAGACAGGGAATAAAACATGCACACAATTAATCAATTATCAGTGATTATCAGAAATATTGTTGAATGAACAGCGCGCGCGCCAAGTTCAATTCTTCAAGAAAGGATAGATAAGGAAAAAATGACAAAAATTTATAGAATAACTTTGAGTGAATTGAAGAAAGTAATAAAGGAAGAAAATTATACTGGTATTGTAAGGGCCACAGTTCGAAAATATGTTATTGATTTGCTCTTAGATTTAAATATGGATAAAATAATATCTTCAGGTGCTACTGGAAGAATCGTTGAACAAATTGTAAATATATTAGGTGATGAATTTAACAAAACGCAAAACAGAGACAAGGAATAAAACGTGCGCGCCATTAATCCATTATCAGTGAAGCTATTGAAATTGTTAGAACAAAGTGATTACGACACCTTGCACCTCGAGTTCGCAATCGACCTCATCGAATATTATATGAGACACTCTGGAATTGAGCGTATTAGTGATTGTGAAGAAAAAATTCCATATATGATGTCTGATTTAAAAGATGTTGTCAATAGACTTTCAAAAGCATATAAAGAAACAAAAAATACGAAATGTTATTTACAGCTTAAGGATTTACGCAAGGTAATTAATGATTTAGATAGTGCTCACAAGACTCTTAATGAATTCACAACAGAATATTGGAAAGAAAATGCTACAGAATAATTAGAAGAGAGAAGGAATGAAATGAAGCCATTAAAGAAACACATCAATGAAGTTCTTAGTGAACAACTCACAAAGTACAAAAACGACGTTCCACAAGACCCCGAAGGAGCAGCGAAAGATCTAATGAAGCTCATTCAAAAGCTGATTCCGCTCATTGAAGCAGCCCTCGAAAAATCGGGTCCACTAATTGCTCCAACGCTTCTCGATGACTTTAAAGATGACCTTAATGAGGCATTGAAGGGTGTCAAGGTTCCTACACAGAATAAGCTGTCTGATATTATGAGTGATGTTGAAAAAGCATCTAAAGAAATTGAAGAAAAAGAAGCCGAGAAAGAAAAGATTTCAAAAGAAGAAGAATGAGTTATGATAGCATTGGAGGTATAAATAAATATGACTCGTACTGAACTCAAAAAGCTTGTGAAAGAGCTCCTCACAGAAGTTCTTTCAGAAGACTTCATTAAGAAGACAATAAATGAATCAATAGCTGATAAAATCAATATAAGCGTTCAAATTCCAGGAATGTCTGCTACAACAACTTCTCAAAGTGAAGCGCAAATAATGAGGCAACCGAAGAAGCAACAAATTACCGAAGAGATGAGAAATAAAATGAGAAGAGCCGTCCTCGGTGAAGATGAGAATGTTGTTCTAGCTCCTACTAATCCAAAGATAACAGCCGCCGTTGAAAAAATACAAGATCCTATATTCAAAGAAATGGCGAAGGAAACTATACAAAGGGAAGCCGCAAAAACTGAACAGCAACTTAGTTTCTCAGATGCAGAAAAAAGCTTTATAGATTTCAATAAGATTTCAGCATTAACAGAAGCAATTGAAAAGTGAAAAATTTCGTTTTGCGATAATAATTAAGACATGATGAAGAAATATTCTCTTATTCAATTAATTGGTGAGCAGCGTGGCAACTATATTGGTCACAGACGACAATTATCAATTGGACTTAATCCTGGTTCACATAAAGATCAAATAATTTCTGATACAATCGATAATCTTCAATCAAAGTATCAAAAAAGAATAGATGTTAGAGAAGTAGTAAAAGACGCCAACTCCATATTTTCTAGAACATACCCAGAATTTTTCACTATCACAATGTGGCCAAGCAAGTCGCCGAATCCCGAACAGAGATCTGACTATGCGATTATTAGTACTCGTTCACCGTCAGATCCAGATTGGCATGCTGGTTCTCAATATAAACATGAATTTGATACAACAATGGGACGTATTAAAGTTACAAATGATGTTTTAACAGCTGCACTTACTACTGTTTTTTATAACTATTTAAGAAAAGATCTTGAAAACTTCGGTCTTACAAATGATGTTTTTAAAACTCAAAAAGTAAAAATAAGCGTTCCAAAAAAAGAAGTCCTCGGACAAGATGAAGAAGTAGAAGTTGACATAAAACAATCACTAACACCAGAAGGCGAAGTTGAACAGCATGAAGAGGAAACTGTTGTTGTAAAAGGTGATTCATATATTACAGGAAACATAAAAATTTACTTCGTTGAAGAGATAAAAGGACAAGATCTCCGCGATTATCTCGAACTTAAAGGTTATGATGTTGGAAGAGGTGAAGATCTCGACGAACAAAGAGAACTAACTAAAACAGATGCTGATACTGAAAATGAACCTTCGCCACAAAAAAGAGAATCGCCAGTCTTTAAGACGAAGAAAGCTGTTGTAATTGATAACGTTTCAAAGCTCATAAAATCTCTCGATGAACTTACAGCACTCATAAAAGAAGATCCAGAAGTTGAAATTTCAGATCTCGCTTCTGTATTTTCAGACTTGGTTAATACACTTAACGAAAACGGCTTAATCGCTCAATGATAAAGTTTTCTGAAATTCTTAAAGAAGAGCAAATCACTCCGCAACAGTTTCAAAAAATCGATAAAATAAACAAGATTAGTGGAAAAATTTCTATTAATGCATATGATTTCATTATCAATCAATTTTCAAGATATGGAATCGATATCGCAGATAAGAAAAAACTGAGAAACGACATAGACAGTGCAATAAGTTCTGAAATAATAGTTGACTTTTGATAGATAAAAATAAGAAAAATAACAAGTTCAGCTATAATTAAATATGTTCAGCTTACAGACATCAAGCTGAATAGAGGAGAGAAAATTAAAATGTCAGACAAAGTAGTAGATTCTGTAGTTGAATCAGCAATGGCTCTAAAAGAAATTGCAATTGAAAATGCAAAAACTGAGCTCATGAACGAACTTTCACCGAAGATCACGAAGCTTTTCGATGAAAAAATAAATGAGTCCTCAAAGAAAATTTTATCAGAACAAGAAGACGATGAAGATGCTCCAGAAGGTGACGGAGATGCTGAAGCTGAAGTCGACCTCGACGATCTCGCAAAAGAAATTGAACAAGAAGATGGTGAAGAAGGAACTGAAGGTGGAAGCGTAGAAGATAAAGTTGAAGAACTCGAACAAAAGGTCGATGCTGTTGAAGTGAAGGTTGACGATGTGAAAGAAGACGTTGCAGAACTGAAAGGCGAAGAACCAACAGAAGAAGGCGAAGCCGAAGAAACAAAAGAAGACGAGTCTGACAAAGAAGTTAGCGATGATGAAGAGCTCGAAATTGAAGATGATTCAGGAGAAGAAGGTCTTGAAGAATCAGTTGATATCGACATAAAAGATAATGACGTTCGTATCAATGTTGATGCCGCTGATGATAATACGTTTGTTGATATCGTTGATGATACACCACTACCAGAAGATGATGAATATGTTGATATCGTTGATGATTCAGAAGAAGAACCTCTCGAAGATGTTAAGGAGAATAGAAGAATGAGAAAAGAACTTCCACGAAGAGAAAGTCGCACTCTTCAACTTGAGCATAGAATCAATGTTCTCAAGAGAGCTCTCAATAGAGCTTCGAAAATTATCGTTAATGAACGAATGACAATGAAGAAAGTTGAAAATATTCTAAGTGAAACGAAACTGCTCAATGAAAAACTCGTTCTCGTAAATCGAATCTTTGCTCGCTATGATCTAAACAAGGATAGAAAATATCGAGTTCTCGAAGCCTTTGATAAAGCGACAAACAGCAAAGAATCAGTTGTTGTTTATCGTACGATTCTCGAACAGCTTGACAAAAAAGCCGTAATCAAGAATTCGAGCACAACTCCTTCGAAAGTAACGAAACTTCAAGAGAGCATGAAGAAAGAACAACCGAAGAAAGCGGAAGAGAAGAAAGAATTTAGTGACAAAGTCGATCGTCAAGTTCTTCTCGAGGCCGCTCGGCCAACAGGCGTTCTTCCTCCCTCGAAGATCGTTGATGCTGACCGAATGAAGAAACTTGCCGGAATCGAATAATAACCGAAGAGAGAGACATGAGAACAAGAATAAAACTTAGTGAACTGAAGAGATTGATTCGAGAAGAAGTAAATCTTAATGAAGGAAGTGGTTATACTCAAAAAATTAAAAATGTTGGAATTGAACATACGCCTGATGAAGGTTCATCTGGACATTATGCTGTTATGGATTTTGTTTTTGATCTTCCAAAACTTTTAGCTGTTTCAAAAACTTTACACGTCTTTGAACTACAAGGCGGATATACTATAGTTGCTTTATATAGTGGTGCTACTGTCGATGATTATATCAAATGGGTACAACAAGAAAACGATGTTAGTTCTTGGGAAGATTATATTCAGAGAGCTAAAGATAATATGGTTAAAAATAGGGACTTATCTCGAGAATATAAAAAAGATCCAGATCGTTTTATGAAAGAACTTAAAGCTGAATATAAGCAAGAATTAAAGGATATGACTCCAAAACTTATAAAAACACTTCAGTTGTAATTTATATAGGAGCACTGATCGAGGAGAATAAACTATGATAAAAAGAATAAAACTTAGTGAGCTCAGAAAACTAATTAAAGAAGAAGTAAATCTTTCTGAAGGGATGGTGGGTATAAAACATTGGCAAGAGTCTGACGAGACCGCTGATTTTATGGCTGATATACAAGAGTTTGTCATTAGAAAATTAAGAACTCAAGTAAAAAAGAGAGGAAACGAATTTAATACTACTGGAGCTTGGGACGTCTGTCTTGTTGCGAAAACTGGTATTCTTGAAGCTCTTGATATGGTTGAACAAGTTGGCGATATCTATGAAAAAGCTGCCGAACAAATTGAAAAGGATTTAAAAGACCCAGGGTTCGATTGGAATGATTCTCAAACGATTTCAAAAAAAGATCTTCAAGTTCTCTTGGCTATTGCTCGGAAGTATAGTTAATCCTCTCCCAACTTATTTCTCAAAAAATAAAGTAAAAATCAAAATTCGAGTATAATTAACTTGATCGCACTTCTATCTATCGAAAATAGATGCGATTGAAAAGTTGATGTACTTTATTATAGTTAGAAAGAAATAGGAGAATCTAAAAACATCATGAGCGGAACAATGAATATCAATGAACTGATTAAGAGCGCTCGCGGTTACAACCAAGGTGCCGAACGAGCGATGCTTGTTGAGAGATGGTCAAAAAATACACCATTGCTCAATGGTCTCAAAGACGACAACCAGAAAGAGAATATGGCTGTTCTTCTAGAGAACCAACTGAAAGAACTAATCAAAGAATCTTCACAAACTTCTGATATCGCTGGTTTCCAAACAAACGCGTTCCCAATCGTAAGACGAGCCTTCGGTAACTTACTCGCTCAGGAACTAGTTTCCGTACAAGCGATGAATCAACCGTCAGGTCTCATCTTCTATCTAGACTTTACTTATGGCGCTGGCCAATGTGGTTACACTGAAGGTGGCTCGGTATATGGTGATCCCGTTGGTTCATGCCTCCACGCTTCAGGCGCTGCTCGAACTGGTGGTCTATATGATCTCCATTCAGCGTATTCTCAGGTTCTCGTAAGTGGAACATACGCTTCAGCTCCGGCTACTTCGGGTTCTGCTCCCTGGGCATCTGTATCATTCGATCCAGATCTCAGTGGCTCAACAGTATTCGAAAACGTATTTGCTCTTACGAGCATCACTTCAACTGCTTGCAACGGCACGCTCGACCAATCGGCCATAAAGAGCGTTGTTGTTTCTTCAGGTACTTCTCCATGGGCGGCTGCAGCTCCAGTTCAATACCGTAGACACAACAAGATTCTAAATGGATCTGCTCTCTATGTTTACACAGATGCTGCTTTCGGTCCATCTGCATCAATTTGCTTCGTTTGCGCCTCAACAGCTTCTTGCATCTCGGCTCCATGCACAACTGGTGGCGTAGGCGTCTATCAACCCTTTGAATCAGATCTCGGCGCTTCCCCCACTCCGACAATTCCAGAAATCGACATAAAACTCGAATCTGCGACTGTCGTAGCTCAGTCACGGAAACTCAGAGCTCGTTGGACTCCTGAACTAGCTCAGGATCTCAACTCATACTTCAACGTCGACGCTGAAGCAGAGCTCACTCAGATTCTATCAGAACAGATTGCTCTAGAAATCGATCGTGAAATCATCAGTGACCTAATGAGCAGAGCTGCAATAACTCGCTTCTGGTCACGTCAAAAGGGCAAGTATGTCAATCCACGAACCGGCGCTACAATCGGCGGCTCGTTCACGACTACTTCTCCGATTGAATGGTATCGCGGCCTCTTTGAGGTGATCGTCGATGCTTCTAACGAAATCTTCAGCAGAACTAAGAGAGGAAATGCCACGTGGCTGGTTGCTTCTCCAGATGTTTGCACAATCCTAGAATCAACTGCTGAATTCAAACCGAATTACACTGGTGATGCTGGTGAAGCGAAATACTCTGTTGGAACAGAAAAAGTTGGCACACTCAATAACCGATTCACTGTTTACAAAGATCCCTACATGCTAAAGAATCAGATACTACTTGGTTACAAGGGAAATAGCTTCCTCGAGTGCGGATATGTTTATGCCCCGTATGTGCCACTAATAATCACTCCGACAATCTTCGCTCCAGAGGACTTTACGCCCCGTAAAGGACTCATGACGAGATACGGCAAACATATGGTACGCCCCGATTATTACGCCCGCATCGTAGTCCTCGACCTATAATTCTTCCTCATTCTTCTCATTCCAATTAAAAATGCTCTGTTCTTTTTAGGGCATTTCCCTATATTTTTCAAAGATTTGACACCTGTATATAATTAATTTATGAAATGTCCACATGAAGATTGTAAAAACTCAACAAAAGAATATTATGATTTAAATTCTCTTTCATGCCATTTTTCGCTTGTTCACAAAATAAAATATCAAAACTGGCTTTGCGAACAAAAATTAAAAGAACTAAATGGAATTTGGCCTCTTTGTGACTGTGGCTGCGGAGAAAAAGTATCTTTTCTTAAAAATAAGTTTTGTAAAACAATAAAAGGTCATCATCATAAAGGGAAAAAATTCCCACAAGAAGTGAGAGATAAGATTTCTTTAGCAACCAAAGAAGCAATGAAAAAAGTTCCTAAAGAAATTAGAATAAGAAATGCAAAAGCAGGCGCTTTAGCTAGAGATGCTAAATCTTATGTAAATGCTAATAAAAGTTTTTATTCAACTCAAGAGTATCATGATAAGATGTCAGCTTCTGTAACTGAAGCTCTAGCTAATTCTGAGGTGAAGAAAAGAATGCTCGAAGGGCAAGCCCATTGGAGACGACAAAAAGGTCCAAATAACTTTGAAAAAATTGTCATAGATATCGTATCTGAAATTGTAGGAACTGAAAATATCATCTTTGAATATCTTGTTGAGGGAATCAATCATAAGTATGATATTGGAATTAAAGATAAGAAAATAATCATTGAATGTTATGGTTCATATTGGCATGGTGATCTTTTGCTCTATTCAAAAGAACAACTTAAACCATGGCAAAATCGAAATCGAGCAATTGATAAAAAATATGAGGAACTTGCTATAGAAAAAGGATATGAAGTTGTTGTTATTTGGGAAAACAAAAAGAATGATAAAGAATTTATTCGAACAAAAATTTTGGAAGCAATAATGACGAGATAATCGGGTCAGACGCGTTTGCCGTATCTCGTCATAAGCCATAAAAATAAAACTCATTTCTTTTAAAAAACTTTGTGTTATTATTTGATTGCCGTTATATTTATAATATGGACTCTAATTCATTTACTATTTCCGAACTCGAATCGCGAACATGCAAACTAGATGATTCTTTGTTTGAAACACACCGATTAATGATTAAACATATTAGAAAAAACTATAATATGGACTTTAAACAATATATTGTAGCTTTATATTATGACAATAAGTATCCTGTCTGTAAATGTGGCTGTGGGAGACGTGTCTCATTCAAACCTTTATCTTGTGGACCATGGTTTAGAGACTATTGTCAAAATCATTTTCCAAGAAAGCCACATACACAAGAGACAAAAACAAGAATAAGAAATACACTTAAAGAACTTTATGTGGGTGAAAGTCCATTAAAGATAAAAGTCCGCGAAGGAGTTACAAAAAAACTAGATCAAATACACACGAAAGAAAACACAATTAAGCGTATTAGAGCTTCAAAAAATTTTTGGACAACATCAGATTCAGACAGCGAAAGACAAAATAGATCTGTTCGTCTGAAAGAAAGATGGGAATCTGGAATAAACCTTCCGAATGATCCATCTAAGATTGTAGAAAAGCTTAAAGAAACAAATCCAGAAAAATATGAAAAGTGGAGAAGAAAAATTTCGATTATAGCATCTGAGCAACAGAGTAAAAATGGTACAAACTTACAATATACTTTTAAATGCAAAATAAAAAATCCGTTTTCTAATAACTGGGAATACTGTGATAGTTCTTGGGAATTTTTATTTATGAGATGGTGTTATGCTATGAATATTCAATATGAAAGAAGTACAATATCTATAGGTTATGTAAATGAAAACAGTAATTGGGCTTTATATAATCCAGATTTTATTTTACCACTATCGAGAGAAATTATAGAAACAAAAGGTTATTTCGACGAAAACACGTCTCTCAAAAGAGAAGCTGCTATCAATTGGTGCAATGATAATGGATATAGTTATATTCTTGCAGATTATTCTGAACTCACATCAATTGGTTTAGATTTGAATAAAAAGACAATAAAAAATAGAATAAAGTCAATACTACTTGCAAATAAAGATACTATGTATCCTCTCAATCCTAAAAAATATTTTGGAGAAAGCTGCAATGATTTCGACTAATTTTGATTTTGGAAAAGTAAAATGTGATTTTCCGCTTTATTTTTCTAAAGAGATTGGAAAACTTTATTCTAACTTCAATAAAGAACATTTCGACAAAGAAATAGTTTTCGATCAAGTTTTTAAAAATTTTCTTGACACAATATATAATTTCCATTCGCAAAACTACATAGCATTTAATACTTCATTTATAGAAAGAAAAGAGTTACAACAGCAAAATAACACAGTTGTTGTATTAGGTTATTCTGGAGGTCTCGATTCAACATATCAAGCTCTTAAACTTAAAGAAGAAGGATACAATGTGATCTTGTTTTATTGTTCTGGAATAAATACTTATGAAAATTATCAAGCTGACAAAGTAGCTAAAGAGTTTTCTGAGAAATTTAATTTTTCTATAGAGTTTGTAAAAATATCAAAGGTGATAAAAAAGACAGAGCAATATAAACAATTTTGGCACGAAAATCCAATAAAGAATCAATTCATTATTTCTTTGATGATTGATTTTTGTTTAGAAAAAGGCTATAATATAATCAGTCTTGGAGATGATTTATCTTTAGATATTAAAAACGTTATGCTTGGAGTGAATCTTACTGATGCTAAACAGACTCTTGAAACATTTTTAAGCGGATGTTACTCAGTTTTTAAAAATCTTCAATTCAAAGAAATAAAATGTGAAGGCGATAAAGCAGAAAGACTCAATTTGTTGAATAAATATAAAGCGCTCGAACATTATTATTCTTGTGTTTCGCCTGGTAAGTTCGTCAATTATTGGCACAAAATTAATTCAGAAAAATATGGAGTAAAGTTACCTACACACAATTGTTATACATGCAGAAAGTGTGCTATGCACGGATTGATTTTGAACAAAATTGGATTAGTTGAACTAACTCGAGAACTAGAATCAAGATTATGGGAAAAATTATGGAAAGGACACGATTCAGCTGATTATGTTTTCTTTGGACCACATTTAACTCAAGAGCAAAGAGAATACAACCTGACTCACTATTAAGAGACAAACAATGAACTGTACAAAAGAAGAAGCAGACAAGTTAGTAGAACAGTATTGGGAAAGAGAATGGGAAAGAGTCAAGGCTGAAAAAGAACTCCCTTCTCAAAAAGAGAAACCAATAACACTCGAACAGTGTAAAAATGAATTTAAGAACCTAAAAACATATACAACACAAAAACCCAATTCTAGAACTAGTAGTAACATCATTCCTTATTATCATAAGTCACTTGTTGAAGCGAACAAAAAAGACAGCGACTCTCCAGTAACTATGTGGAAAAAACTTCAGACCGATCCAGAATTGTTTAAAAAGTTTTTGAAAAACCGGTATATGAGAAGCGATTATTTTAAAGAATCTGAAGAAAAAAATAAAATGCTCTGGAGAGGTGAAGTTCCTATGTTTATTTATGTGATAGGAATGAATTCAATGTATCTAGCAAATAGAGTTTCTTATTTTAAGCCTAAGCTCGGTAAATATATCATCGATAAATATCTTTCAGAAGAAAAAGAAATTTTTGATCCTTTTAGTGGATCCAGTGGGAGGCTACTTGCTACGTGTGCGTGTGAAAAATATTATATTGGTCAAGACTTAAATGCTAAGCATATTCAAGAAAGTCAAAAAATTATAGACGAACTCAATTTGAATGCTAAAGTCAAAGTTCAAGATATTTTTAAAGATATGGAATTAAACAGACCAGCTTTGTTCACGTGTTCACCATATCGATTAACAGAACAGTGGAATTTTGACTCAGACGGAAAGTGTTTAGATAAAGATCTAAGTTGTGACGAATGGATTGATGTTTGTATAGAAAAATATAAATGCCCAAAAATGGTTTTTGTTACAGACGATACATTGGTTAAGTACAAGAAGTATGAAGTAGAAACCATAATAAATTCTTCACATTTCGGAAAAAATTTAGAAAAAATAGTAATGATGATCTTTTGATTTTCTTTATTTTTCTACTAATATAATGTGCAATATCATTCTTCAAACGAAGACAAGGAGGGAAGCAAAATGGATAATAACGAAAAGATTTCGTGGATCTTCGATGAAGAGGGAAATATCATAACTTCTCGCGTTGTTCACTTTATTGATGAGGCAAAACGTGATTTTTCAGAAAATGCTTTCTTAAGAAACCTTGACAAGAGCGATCAGCTACGGATGTGGAAAGAGTTTTATGGGCAAAGTCTTCTTGATATTATCGATGAGGTTTGTAAAAACCCAGAGAAAGTAAAATAAGTGGTGGGAAATGACTGAAACAAATCTGATAGGTGATAAAGAGCATTGTGTGATATGTGACGAAAGATTTACAGAAGAAGAGAATATTTCGCCTACTCTTACATACGAACTTTACAACTTCTTTGAAGGATATCAATGTTTTGTCCATTTAAACTGTGTGCATTTTATTCATAGTGTCACGCATTGTGGCAAGAGTTTCTTCGAACAAGCGCCAAAAACAAGAGAGACAGCATTATCAATTATTAACAAAGCACACGATACGCGCTGGAAAAACATAACACAGCAGAAAACAATAGACTATCTTAGAAAATTCGTCGCTTTCATGTGTGATAAAACTCTTGTCGTTCTTGTAAATGGTGAAGAATATACATTCAGTGCTATCGGAAATGAAACCGCTCTTGAATTAAAACATCACATTCTTTATGAGTCTCGAAATACGCTTCGCCCAAAAGAACACTGGGAACTTATTCGACAAGATGGAACGATAATAAGTGATCTTCAAATTCTTGATGAACTTAATATTCCCAAAGATGAAAAATTGATTCTATCTCTTAAGTTCGCTGGTGGGGATACTTTCTTTGTTTCTACACCGCACCCGGCACATCTCAACAAGAATGGGGATTTTATTTCAAAAGGAGTGCGGGACGAAGCAATTGAAAAATGGCAAAAGAAACAGAATAAAAATTTGTTTGTAAATGAATATTTGTGTGCCCCTGTTGAGAATATCAGCATATCTGCTCATTCATCAAGATTAAGTAACGAAGAAGTAGTAGATTCTTTCAAAAAAGCAAGAGCAGCAGATAACATTTTATCAATTGCCTATATTGACGATGAAACAAAGTGTGACATTTGTGGAAACAATATAAAGAGACAGAACGCTCTCAGTCTCAATTACATCGAGTATACTTTGAACAAAATGCATCTTTGTACTGAGTGTCATTCTCTCGCTTGTTATTTTCCGCTAAAAACTGAAGAAAATCACATTGTTGATGCTCTTCAAGGTTCTATTGAGTGGGCAGGGAGAATGCTTATTCTTTCTAGGAGTAACGTAGTTACTGAATATGAGTGGCGGGAACATTTTGTGAAAATGAAGGTTTGTATTTTAAAAGAAATAAAACATGAAGATGCAATGTGTTTTACTGGAGATCATAAGATCCTCACAAAGGATGGATTCACAAAAATGAAAGATTTAGTTTCGTTTGTAACAGAACCAGCGGACAAGATTTATAGTGATGAGTGTGATGCAAAGTGCGGGCGAAGAAAGCTTGCGTTTGAAAAACAAAGTGAATATGTAAAAAACTTTAAGATCGAATCTCCGACTTTTCTTTTGCACGCAAATGGTAAGAGATTTTGTCAAGAGTGTCTCGATCTCATTTCCTATTATCCTATTGGATCAAACATTGAAACTGTCTCAAAAGACCTAACTGAATCTCTTTCTTTTGTTAACTACATCATCAAGTATTATAAGACTTTTGATTACGATTTTTCTATTTATCAAGCGCGGAAAGCATTCTGTATAGCTCGTATTGATGGATTGTCGCCAACAGATATTGCTTTTGAAATTGATGCTAGAATTCGAAATACTCTCTTAAAAGTTGTTCTCGGAAAAGCTGATGATCAATTTGAAAAGCAAAGAGAGCAGATGCTTGAAAATGAGATAATGTTTGTTAAGAAGTGTCAAGATTGTGGAATCGAAGTTCCGAAACTTAATAAATGCAAGATTTGTGATCGAGAAACACATAGTACGCATCTTCAATATTGTGACGAATGTAGAAATCTCAAACAATTTATCTCTGCAAAATATATGCGCTTTGATGAAGAGTGTCTAGACAAAAAACTAAAAGAATCATTAAGATATTCTATAAATCATCCGATAACTCCACGTTATGATGCTCGTGAATATTTTTTAAGACAAGAATATTCATGTTGTGTTTGTTCGAGTGAAAAAGATGTGGTTATCTATAACGAGAAATATCCTCTTTGTGTTTATTGTGCGACACTCTATGAATGTTGTCCAAAGACATGGACAAACGAAAAAGCGATTCAAGAAATAAAGAAGTCACTAATTTTTGCAAAACCAGAGGATCATGAAGCTTCTATTACTTTTGATGATAGAAGAAAATGGTTAGAAAAGCACTTTGACGACTGTTTTGAGGAATACAGGGATCCAAGTGGAAATAAAGTGTTTTCAAATGCCATGAATTTCGCAGATGGCAACAAACATTGTTCCATATGTGATGATAATCTACCAGATTCGGTACCAATGAGATTTGCCCTCAGCCACTCATCAATTCTTCTTGAAACAGACTGCCACACAAAATGTGGCGAATATATAAAATGGGCTAGAGATGATATGGAACTTTCAAAGAAAAACGAGGCATCGACGGAGAAAACAGCACGAGAAATCTTGATGGCGGCAAAGAAAGAATATTTCGATACAAAGTGTGCTCGCACTGTAATCAAAAAAGAAAAATATACAGGAGACTATTTCGAACGAACAAAAGACAGAAAAGATCCTATTTCATTCTATAATAGTATTGCTGTTGACAATCCAGATTCTTGTGTAATTTGTAATATGGCGTGTAATAAAGAAAAGAAAATTATCGAAACACCTTATGGATTTAAAATTGCTTGTAGAGTTCATGAGAATCATTTAAAATATATCGACGTTAATGCTATTGGTGCCGGTAGTGATGGTAAAGATGATTATGAAAAGGGCCGAATTATTATTGCTGCGGCACATTATAAGTTTGAGCATGAATTTGAACAGTGGACAAAAAGACAGGGAAATAACAAAGAGATAGTAATAAAGGATAGGAAAACAGAAAAAAAGAAGCCAACAAACGAGATAAAACTTCTCGGAACAGGGGATTTGAAAATATCATGATTACTTCTCTTGACGAGGCTTTGATATTAGTTGATGAGCTTGGACTTAAAAAATCCGAAGAAATTCTTGTAATAGAGGAGCTACATGGCGATATTAATGGTTCATGTGAAAAATTAAAAGCACTTGAATATTTTCGACAAGCAATTTCTGTAAGGAAGAGGGAAATATGAAATCTCTGGCTTTTTATGATCAATGGGCACGGACTCTTCGGTTAAATAAGAAGAATCGCGAAACAATGAATGAGTTTTTATTTGATTTTGAATCATTGTTTCTTTCGTTAAACTCTATAGGTCAGGTTTTAGAAATAGCAAACAGAATGGCAGAGCATGATGTAATCGCATCAAATCGAAGTCAAAGAAAAGCTATAACTGATTTTGTTGCTGCAGTTGCCATTGAAGCAGACAAACTTCCGAAGTGGATGAATAGATCATTCGAGGCATTTCACAAAGATAGACAAACAAAGAAGAAATTAAATGACAGTAGAAGAATTCCGTAAAGAAATAACTACAACAATTGATGCATTTGTTTCTAATATGAACAATCTTAGCTTCTATAAAGAAGGAATGTCTTTTCCTAAATGGTATGAGCTGTTCGGCAGGTGGTTGGAAGTAGGAACAGATATGGAAAACGAATACTGGGATGAAAAATAATGCCTAGTGTTGAATATGACATTTTTTATGAGCGAATAAATCGATATCAATTTCGTCTTGTCGACTGCGCTGCGACTCTTCATGAATCTGTAAGCGGTGTGACTGACTGTCTTCATCCAAGAGAAGCTCTAAAAATATATGGTTTTCTTTCTTGTCGTTTAAATGATTGGTATCCTTCAGTGTGTCTTGATGGAAAATTTAGAGAATATGATGAAGCAGTAAGAGAAATATGCAGAATAGCAATGAGAGAATATGAGAAAAAAGATTTAGATAGTGATCTTATATGGATCTGTAAGGGTGTCGTTGATTGTGGAAAAAAGAGAGATGCCGAAAAAAGATGTAGTTTATGTGAGTATGAATTCACAAAAGAAGATCCACAATTTGTCGGAGAAGGATATACAATCGATAAACATCTCGGGTATAGTCTTCACAATCATTGTATGAACAAACTGCTTGAATTCAACAATAACAATCAACAATTCTCAACTATTGAAGCTTTTGATGCTTTAAAGCACATTATTTTAACGGATGTCGATTTCAAAGAGAGTTCTTCTAGTGGTGGAAACATCATGCCGTCTGGTCTTATTGTTCCGAGTGGTGAATGGCTACAAAATCTTCAAAACAAAATAAGAAATGATTATGCATTTGATAACAGCGATCCAAGTAAAACTCTCAATTGTCCTTCAGTATTCGTAACTGCCGAAAAGAGAAATATGTGATGACAGTCGTTCTTTTTGGTATTCTCATTGGATGTATAATTTGTGGTTTTCTAATGTGGTTGACGGAAAATGAAGAACTCTATTTTATGTTAATCCCTGCGTCTATTATTGTTTTCTTTATTGGCGCAATTGTTGAGATAACAAAATGATGAATAATATAATACCGGGAAAGACTACAGTTTACGAATTATATAAGATGATGGAAAAAGAACTTACAAAAACGAACGATAAAAGGCATGCCAAAAAAATACAAGAGTTTATGTGTAATCTCTGGAAAGACATGAATTTAGAAGAGCAACAGGAAGCAAGAGAACGCGCAATAGAATACAATAAACAAAATATATGGAGCTAAGGGAGTAGCATAATGAAATACGATGTTACAGTACGTGAAGTTCAAAAAATAGTTTATCTTTGGAACTGTCCAGAATGTAATATTGAGCAAAGCTCCAATACAAAACCTCATAATGATCACTATGAATGTCATAGGTGCATTGAGAAAAAGAATACAGTAGAAAATCAGAAGAGACTTGAAGAACTTCTTCTTTGCGCAAAAGTTGTGAAAATTGAGTCGGCAAAAGTACCAAAATATGCGGAAAGAAATAGCGCTGATCTTCAAAAACTAAAAGGTATTTCACTTCTTTGTTCTGATGATGAAACACTTATTCACATAAAAGCTCCTTCTCATGAGTGGGAAGATGAATATGAAGAAATGTCTTTTGAAATTGAAAAGCTAGAAAAATCAAAGAGATGAAGAAACAAAATTTTGGTGTAACAGTTTCTAAAAAGGAGAGAGTATAAATGAAAATAAGAACATCGTTCGTATCAAACAGTAGTTCATCGTCATTTATTATTGCAATTGATAAAAGCATCAAAACAAAAGATCAACTTAAGGAATATATGTTTCCAAATAGTTATTATGACGATATCGCAACTGATCTTGATTACTATGACGAACAGCTAGATGTTGCAACT